TAATATTCGATACATAAAATAAGAATTCATTTTTTTCTTGGAAAAAAATTAATATTCGATACATAAAATAAGAATTCATTTTTTTCTTGGAAAAAAATTAATATTCGATACATAAAATAAGAATTCAATTCGATACATAAAATAAGAATTCAATTCGATACATAAAATAAGAATTCAATTCAATACATAAAATAAGCTTAATTAGTGTATTACTAATTGTCTGATAAAACAACTTTTGAGATACACGTATAAATTAATTACTTTTTTTTTAATTTTTTTAGTTACTCTATGCGAAGAATATCACATTTTTGAGTAAGGTCAAACATTGATTCATCGAGATACTCCAAGAACTGTTTAATAGGCGTCTTTTTATCATATTTGTAGAGTTCGTCAATATCACTAATTTTATTATCAAGAATAATTTTTTGGACTTGATAAGCATAACTACGAGCAGTTACTTCCTTTTTACCAGTTAAAATCATAGTATCTAGGAAATTATCTATCTCGTTCTTAAGAGATTGTTTATTTTGAAGCATTTTCTTCTTTTTTGGTGCTTCTTTTTCTGTGTAATACTCTTGCAGTTTAGAAAGCAAATCTGGATTGGTTTGTACTGCTTCTTTAAAGAAAGCATAAACGGTAGCACTTGGAACCTTAATTGATTTTACTTCTTTGACATAATGATGAAACAGGATAGGATATATGTCTATATTTTTAATCCATTCTTGAAATTCACTGTATGATAACACAACTGAGCCATTCTTAAAAGCAGGTTGGCTTACTAACTCTAAAACCTTTTTAATTGTTTCAAGAGTTTCATTTTTCTCTATTAGATATAGTGAAATAAATGCCTTGTTTTTGTCCATTTTGTATACAATAAATATAAACTACTTAGGTTCTAGAATTCATTTTTTTTAATATTCGATACAAAAAATAAGAATTCAATTTTTCTGTTCTACTTTCACATTTGCTCCTCTTTTTCGGGTTAGCCGTGTTCTACTTGTGAACTAGAGTAAACGATACACACAAGGAGACACCATCTTATCATCATCGTATGAACCGTCATCCGCACTATGGTAGATGCTCGCCTCTTGGTGCTGATTTAGTTTCCTCTTCACCGTCAGACGATGTATCGCACCAAAACGGCAAATGATAGCCTCTTGGTGCTGGAGGAACGTCTGGTGCTGATTTAGTTTCCTCTTCACCGTCAGACGATGTATCGCACCAAAACGGCAAATGATAGCCTCTTGGTGCTGGAGGAACGTCTGGTGCTGAAACGGTTTCCTCGTGCATTTGAAGGTATGCTGGGTGAAAAAACGAGACACCATCATCACAATACAATTTAATGTAAAGTGAGTGATAAAAAGCTGGAATCTCAGGATAGTTTACCAGGTCTAAGTCACAAAAGTAGGGTCCTTTGTAGCACTCAATACACTTACATCTACAGTGTGTACATCGTAGAGCCCAAATGTCACATTCCTCGCAGGTGCGGAGCTTACGCTCACAACGAGCAAGCCTAATCACGTTAGTAGCCATTTGGTTGTTTGTCGGGTGTTGGTTATAAATCTTACAGTAGTGTATATTTTTTTTATTTCATTTTTTTTCAAAAGCCCGTTAGCTAACAAGGTTCACATACACAAACATCCGTTACATAAAACTTGATATTTCTTTATAAAAATACCAAAAATAAGCCTATTAGTGTATTACTAATTGTTAATTAAACAACTTTCAACACTGCTAAAAACTCATTAAGTTTCTAACGCAACGAGAAATATTTTTACAAACATTTCTATTTATGTATAACAACATAAATATATACCAGTTTTTTTTCAATCTTTACCTAAGCACATTGTAATATACGTGTAAAGGGGGTTCTTTTCAAAATTTGGAATAAGTCTCTTTATAACTTCCATCTCTTTATAATAAAATTCACTTTTAACTTTAACATCAAATGGGGATGGTAAATCTTCACCTACAAATCTGCTACCCGATTGTTTAAGACGTTTATACATTATCCATTCAGGATCATTTTCGTGTTTTTTCTCGTACAGTTTACTCTTTAACTTCAGTCTTAAATCTTCTCTCACAGTTTCTTCTACAATCGAGAATTCAATAAAGGTATCATCATTGCTAACTTTTTTATCTAATCTATTATACCTTTTATCACCACTATAATGAATAGAGTTTAGTAAATCATCATCGCTTAAATTCCCATTTGACTTGATTAATTTTTTAAGTTTATCTTTTTGTGCATGGCTTATTAGTTTTAAAGGATCTGTAATGTGAACACTAACCATAAATTATATACTACTCAAATCTTTAACTTGATATAAATTTTCAAAATTTCTGTAAATCAAAATACGTATAGGTTCTTTTGTCAGATTTTCAATCATAGTATTTAATCTATTGTCAATCAAATTATCAAACTTTTCTCTTACTGCTAAAGTCCTTTCCTTAAGTACTGTAGATAGCACGTGTAAATCAATATTTTCTAAATTTATGTGTTCTATAATTCTACTCTTTTCTACCGGAAAATTCTCTGATATATTAATTTTAGTCAAACTAAAAACATTATTCTTTTCTGTTAAAAAGACTAGGACACCCTGCGACTCTTGTTTTATTTTTATTATTTTGGAATTAGCCAGTAGAGGGAGTTGCGTCCGTTTAATAAATTTTTCATTAACCAGCAACTTATGTTCATCGCAGTCTTCAAACTTAAGCCATTTTTTCAAAAGTTGTGTTTCCATATAAATATTAAAAATATAAATTTTAATATGAACTCGTCAGATTATTATGTTAAATATCAGCGATTAAAAGAAAAATACTCTAAGAAAGTTTCGGATCAACTCACCGACAAACTAGAGTATATCTTTGATAATGAATTTTACGTAGCAAAACTAAGACTCTTTGAATTTGAATTAACAACACAAGAATTTTTGTATAATATTCTTTTTCACCCATTTAATCTTGATGCGTGGTTAAGTAAAATTGTGTGTAATTTACTGAAACTAACATCAGACAAATTATTGTCGGACTTTAATAGAATATCACTCACAACTGTTGAAAATGACAACTCTCTGGGTTACATTCAAAACATCCGTAATTTTATTTTGTGGAATGTTAGAATTGGGAATAGAGTTGATATTTATGGTAACTCATTTAATCAAAGCTTTATATTTTCAATGAACCTTCAATCAACCTCGTTATATAATAAGTATCATAAAGAGAATTGTATAAAAATTAACGAAACAGTGTATACTTTAAATATGGATATTACTAAACATCACGTTATTCAATTTCTTTCAAATCCTTTTTGGATTGTTGATGGAAAAATACAGAATACAACACAAGAATTTTACTCTAAGAAAATTATTAATGATAATTGGGAAGTTACAGACTCTAACCTGTGCATAGATGGTAGAACATCCGATATTCAGCACACTATCGTTGATGATTTTTTAAACCCAATTCTACAAGAGCAAGTTGTAAACTTGGATAACGTTTTTGACATTTTTTACAATACTATTCTTTGTAAGGATATATCAGATAATATCAAGCTTAACGTTTGGGATGTGGTAAAAAAAGTTTCCCAGAAGGTAAGAAAAAGTACATCTTATCTAACAAATACCATTGATGATATTAATAAAAATGTAAAAACAATAATATGGAAACAAGCACCACCAGTATATAAAAATTATGAAAACCTCATAAAAGATAAAAGAAATGTATTTACGCCTGAAGAAATTACTATTATTAATGACTCGAGAATTGTAACACTTCACCCTACCGATTTAGGTTTAGTCTTACCAATGCTTTTTGATAATAAGAAAGATTTATTGCCAGTCATTCATCTTTTTACAAAATATCAGGTTGAATTTGAATTACCTAAGATTTTAGGCGATACAATAAATTGTCAAATTGAAAATTTAAGTGGAAAATTACATATTACATATTTTGGAGTTCATTTCCTATTGAATGCAAAAAATAGGGAGATTAATCTCAAGAAAGCACTTTCGTGGGATTATGACGTTTGCTATATAAATTATCTACTTTTACAGTTTAATCGTGGTGATATCTTTGACTTGTTAGATGGAAATCTTACATTTGCTGTATTGAAGAATGTTATAGACTACGATTCCACATATGAGATTAAGCTAGCATTTTTATTATCAAAACAATACAATAATTTGCGTCTAATGGACTTTTTAGACTTTAATCCCGATTTAATGTTAGATATTCTTCTAAATGGCAATATGACTATTTTCCCAACAAATGTACAAATTACACAAAATCAAATTAATAATAAGATTGAAGGTGTTGAAATATTGCCATCGTATCTCTATATTTCCTATATGGCACAATTATCAGAGCCGATGTTAGACTTTAAAAGTGTTAAAAACACAAGTTACAAACACTTTTTGTTTGAAGACTCTATCATCCAACAAATTAAGATAATTACAAGGCATCTTAAACAGATAACAAGGCAAATGGAATACTCGCAGTGTAACTATAAACTCACTATTGAAAGACATCAAAACTATTGGGATAATGTTATAATTCATAATTACTTACCGCTCTTCCGGGATGTGTCACTTATTTTTTCTTTAGAAGAAGGAACACTGAGTTTATCAAATAAAAAAGTTTTTTGGACTAAAAACAGTAGTAGAGAAAATTTTGTTTTGGTCACTATACCACCAGATTATCATAGTTATTTTATCTCAGAGTTTGAATTTGATATAAAAAGATAAAAACTTATATAAAACAATGGACTATTATGATACACTCGAAGTTAATAGAAATGCTTCTGAAGATGATATTAAGAAAGCTTATAGACGTTTAGCACTACAACACCATCCTGACAAAGGTGGAGATTCAGAAAAATTCAAAGCTGTATCAGAAGCTTATAACGTGCTCTCTGACCCTGAAAAGAAAGAAGTTTATGACCGATATGGTAAAGACGGGCTTGACGGTGCCGATTCTATGCCAGACCCAAGTGAACTATTTTCACACATATTTGGAAATGGAGGTTTCTCAGGATTTCACGGATTTCCAGGTTTCAATGTAAATTTCCAGCAAGGTAGAAGAGAAGATAAACCAAAAGACCACGTCCAAGAACTTGAAGTTTCACTTGAAGATATCTTTATGGGGAAAAGGAAACAAATTACAATTGAACGTCGCGTTATTGACCAGAGCCGTGTGACAAAGTGTAGTGAGTGTAAAGGTCAAGGTGTTAAAGTTGTAATTAGGCAACTCGGTATAGGTATGATGCAACAGCAAATGGGTCAATGCAGTCGATGCAGTGGTGTTGGTTCCTCTATAGATAATAAGTTTATCAGTAAAACAGAAGAACAACTCATTGTTGATATTCCACCTGGGGCACCCGAAGGTTTTCAAATCCGATTAGAAGGTAAGGCAGATGATTACCCAGGCAAAAAAACGGGCGACGTTGTCTTTGTAGTTAAATATAAACCTCACAAGTTGTTTAAAGTAAATAATTTGGACCTTATCGTAGATATGAACATAAACTTATACGAATCTATTTCTGGCTTTAGTAGAGTAATCAAACACTTAGATGGCACACCAATAAAATTAACATCTACAAGTGTTATCAAACCAGACGAAATCAAAGAAGTAAGAGGTGAAGGACTAAATTTTAAGAATACAAGAGGTTCGCTCATTATAAGATTTGAAATAGAATTTCCAACAGTTCTTATAAGAGATCCAAACCTATCAAACATTTTAAAACAAAGTACGAGTGTGAGTAAAACCGATCCTTCTAGAGAGATTTTTATGAATGATAACTATTGTCCTAGAGAAGAAAGACAACACCATCAACGTGGACAATCAGTACACGAGTGTGCACATCAATAATTTCTATTGAAAAATATAACCTTAGGATAATTAAATGGCTGGTGGATTAATAGAGCTTCTGAGTAAAAATACAGAAGATGTATTTTTAACAAGTGACCCAAAATTTTCTTATTTCAAAATTGTATATTATCGATATACAAACTTTTCTCTTGAAACCAAAGAATATACTATAAATACTAATTTTGGTAAAAATAATAATTTTCAGATACCAACAGATGGTGATCTTGTTAAAAATATCTTTTTACAAATAGAACTCCCACTGGTCACACAGGAGGTAGTAGACCTCGAAACTCTAAAATGGGAAGTTCAAAATATTCAAGAAGTGCCAGATATAAAATCTTTTATTAAAGAGCAGAAAAGCACTTATGTAATAAGTGAGGAAAGAAAAATAGAATTCATATCAAAGACCCAAACACGACTGTTTACTCTTTTAAAAAAAGATATTTCAAATTATCCTAACATAGAACCCATACTACGAGATTGTGTCTCTATAATTGAGAATAAATCGAGTTTACTTAATACAAATAAGTATGAAACCCAAATTATTAAAGATGTTATCACCTATTACAGCCAGTATACTGTTTTTGCAAGTTTTTATAAGTACAGTTATGCAACTGTGTTGGAACTCTTTGTCAATTTAATCTTAAACATTCTAAACAAAATTATTCAAGCATCAATTGCATTAAAAGATGTCATTCTCAATTATGACATCATCAAGTATTCAAATGGAACTATCCTGAAAGTATGGAAGACTTACATAGAGGGTAACGAATTTAATAACCTACTAAACACAGACCCTCAGTACATTGATGTAAATATCAAATTTCTACAATCTTTTATATCAATAAACTATAACTTAGAAAACGCTATTTATAATTTGAATAATCAGATTTTAATTGATTTTAAAATAACAGACATAAGTTTGCTTTACTCCAACTTCCAAGGTGTGATATCAATATCGCTGGAAAAAATTGTATCCGAACTTGTAGAATATGGATATGAGTTTAATTATGTAAATTATGTGACGAATATAATTAGGAGCTATATTGACACTGGTAACATCAGTTTATCACTCGTAAAGCAGATATATTCAGAGTACTTTCCAACTTCACTTATAACAGTATTATATGATAATTACTTATCGTCAGATACGTTTGCCTCATTTGAGTTAAAATACTTGAATGAGTATTACAAAATTTTTGTTAAGTACTTTGTCGCAATTTACACGGCTGTAACATCTAAAGCGGAATTAGTCAATGTTTTTCCACAATTTAGCAGTTTAACACCGATTATAGAACAAATAAAAGGGTTTTACACGAACACAAATACCATTACTTTGATTGAAAATATTGACAGAATATATGAAGAATGTAATCAGATTTTTAATGACACTGGACGGGCATTTTACTATTTTTATAATTATGGATATGTTTTTGGAGCAGTAGACGATTTGACTTTGAATAACAGTACAATCGATGGGTTTAAAAATGAATTTATCTTAAACGTAATTCAGTTAGAAAATAGCATAACCTTCTATCAAGATTACTTAACGTATGAGACCATATATTCCAAGTTTGACTTTAACAATTTAATTAACAAGATTATATATGAAGACAATACTGATATAATTATAGAGCAAATCAGTATTTTTCTTGGTAGAGAATTGACACAGAATGAACTTGATAAATCAAAGGAATATATTCTTAATTATAATTACTCCCTGAATGCTTCTTATAAATTACAGCTCATCGAACTTTTAGGAATAGACATTGAAGCTGTTAATCAACTTTTTGCTGACTATCCTTATCAAGGCTTTCGTTTCCAATTAAAATCTCCAAAAGACAATAAGTTAGAACAACTCATCATCCTAAATTCTTATTTAAATGACATTTTTCTAGAAGAGTCTTATTATGAATATGTTTTCAAAAAGAAGGAGTTAATTGATTTTAAGATTAATCTGGATTTTGGTAACTTGTCACAATATGAGAGAATATTGTTAAATTCGTTCTATTTTTTTAATTTGGATTATCTGACTACCAAAGTTCCCCAGCTCACAAACTACCTAACTAGTTTATATACAAGCACTAATTGGCGTAATAAGATTAAATTTATAAATATTTTATCATTGGCCGACTTTAAAAATTATATAAGAACTAATGAAAAGGCAGCAATTCAATTATACAATGAATGGGTGCAAAAAATTAACGGAACAAAAACGTGGCAAAGCCTGGTAACTGTTTCGTACAATGGGATCAACTCTACTCACGTAGAAATCTATTACGCTGAGCCAAAATTCCAAGAAATAAAAGATACGTATAATGAGCAATCGTATGGTGTTTACCTGGAACTGCTTGCTACTGAAAATTACCAAAACTTTAAGTACACTATAGACAATTTTGGTCAAAACAGACCTATTAGGGTTATTTTTGATTTAGGATCAACACTTACCGAGTTAGGGAGTGGCAGATACTATACTGAAATAGTAATAACACGATTCTTTTTAAGACCAATGTCCAGATTACTTATTTACGGTAAACCGTATCATAAATACTTGCTCAAAGAATTAATTAATGATACAAACGAGACACTTGAATATAACAGTTCGTATTTGAAGAACAATAATATTAGCAGGATGTCATCTTTTATAATAGAAGAGCACATCACGAGTGGTGTAGTATATAAAGACACCCTCTTAAATATCTCAAACATAGATGTGATTAGTAATGATATCAAGATTAATATTAGCACAAATACTTTAGAACGAGTTATACCAGACAAATATAACTTTTATGCTTACTTTGAAGCACTGCTCTGGTTACACAATAATGATTATGCATATCTTGTCAAAGAAAAAAAGAGGAAGAGTGAAATTATGACTGGCGAATTTCCTACAAATCTTCCTATTAGATGGGTTGACAAAGTGGGTCATCGTTTAATAGAAGCTTGTGAGCTCTACATAGGAGACTTGAGGATTGATATGTTTGACAGTGGATGGATGGACTTGTATCAGGAATACTTTCAGAACCAAAATCACCGTCGTGGTTACAATAAGATGATAGGCAATTCTCCTGAATTCACAAATTCTGAAATGATAAAAAGTCCTAAAAAAATAACTGTACCTCTTACTTTTTGGTTCTCAAGAAATAATACAACGGCACTCCCTATAATAGCCTTGACAAACACTAAGGTTTGGTTTAAATTCAAGTTCAATGGTATTGAAAAATTGCTTCAGAATTATAATAGGATGACAACTAAGGTTGGTGTATTAAAATGTAAAATATTATTAGACTTTGTTTACTTAGACCTTGATGAACGTAAAAAGTTTATTCGACAAAAACATAATTATCTTATTAACCAATTAAAAGTGATACGTGAGCCAGTATTAAATACGCAAAATACAATCAATTTTAGACTAAAGAACCCTGTAATTGACATTTTTCTTCTTATTCGTGATAAAAATGGTAAAATTTACAATAAAGTACAAGAGATTGAATTGATAACAAATGGCGTATCGTTCAATAAAGTTAAAGACCCCGAGTTATTCAGCCTGATTACACCGTATCAGAAATATTTTTCAAGTATAGACGGCGTGTTGGTTTTTAGTTTTGCCCTCTTCCCAACAAATATCCAGCCATCGGGAAGTCTGAATTTTCACTACATTGTGAACTCATTCTTTAAATACGTGGCACCGATGGAGGACCATTCTCAATATTCTGCAACTATTTATGCACGAGAATATAATATCTTGCAAGTAATGTCTGGACAAGCGAGTTTAATTTTTAACTAAATAATTCTTTATAGTAATTATGGGAAATTATTTGGTTGTTAAATTTGAGTCACTACACTTTCCTCCTGAAAAACCTCAGATTAACAAATTTGTCATTGAAAAGAAAGATGAAACAGATACCTCTCCTCCAATAATAAAAGATATTTGGATATTGAGCACTTAAATAATTATTATATTATAATATATGACAGCTGGTGTTATTTTACTTGGTGCCTACGGTAAAATAGATATGTTTATTTCTTATAAGCCTCAAATTACTTTCTTTAAAGCAGTATTTAAAAGACACACTTATTTTAGTCAAGAACTTATAGATCAGTATTTTATAACCTCTCCCAATTTTGATACACAAACATCCTGTATTGTTTTTAATAATGCTGATTTGATTAGTGACTTGTATCTAGCAGTCTCATTGCCTGCTATCCCCCAGTCTTTCAATTTTAATACCTCTACAATTGATAAAGAAGTCGCTTACAAGTGGATTGATTATATTGGTTTTAATCTGATTAAGAGTATTAACATTGAAATTAGTAACAAAGTTATTCAAACAATCGATAGTGATTGGTTGTATAATTATTATAATTTGTATGGGTTTAGACACAGAAACAGTGATGGGGATCACGAAAGAAGCATAAAGAAATTAGTGGGACAAGTTCCATCTTTAGTAGAATATTCGGATAAGAAAGAAATGTATAATCTTATTATACCAATACCTTTCTGGTTTTGCACATCACCTGGGTTAGCACTGCCATTGAATGCTCTCAATTTTTCAGAAGTAAAAATAAATCTTCAGATAAGCAGACAAGATGATGTTTTATTAAATGGTCCCACCAACTATGTGAAAGTGTATGAAAGTGTGTGTTTTTTTAAAAAGTACGAATACATTTATCAAGGTAGTAATACAATAGGCATTTTCTTTTATTTTGATGCTGAAAAGAAACTTCTTTATTTTAATACAATCCAGGGTAATTTTGTTCCTTCTGTGCTGTCTATTGAAAAGGAACTCGTTAATGGTTTTCAACATAATAATCTTATTCGGAATAGTGACAACTTCTTTATTAAACCAATAGATAATGTTCAAAATAAAAAAATATTGGTTAAATCAATCTTAAACCTTAGCTCGTGTAAGCTCGTAGCTAATTACATTTACTTAGAAAATTCTGAGAGGATTAAATTTTATAAATCGACACATCAATATCTAATTGAACAGCAACAATACTATCTTAATACAAATATTATTTCATACAATAATCGATTACTACTTAATTTTGTAAACCCGTGCTTTGAGTTAATATGGTATTTAAGGTACAACAACAACTTGAAGAATAAAATTTTGTATGTCACTACGGATAATGCGGATGGTTCTGGGAGTAGCCTAATAAAGAAATGTGGATTAGTATTTAACGGAAATGATATACTATCAAAGCGAAATCACGATTTTACCGAAATAGTAGAACTCTTTACATCGCATACTAATACGAAATTAAAGGGCATAAGTGTTTACAGGTTTGGTTTAAATCCAGAGATTAATCAACCATCTGGAAGTTGTAATATGAGTAGAATAGAAAAAGCGTATTTAGATATAGTAACATCACCAAATATATCTTATACAAATAAAGCCACATTAAAAATAATAGCGAGAGGTTATAATATTTTACAAATTTCAAATGGAACTATTCAAATTTTGTTTGAAAGTTAATGTAGACGTGCTTTTCCGAGGTGAATAACGAGGTCACCAACACGTGAGTAATATTTAGATAGGTCGATAACTGTTCGTCTCTTGTTTTCAAATACCTTCTTGAAAGTTTCTAAATCATTAACTTTACCAGTTGAATCAAATACTACATTCTTTAGTGTTTCATTATAAGTATCTAGAGCATTTTCTTTTGCTTCAATTTCGTTAATAATATCAGTGATTTTAGCCCAAGTATTATCAGAGAAATCTTTTCCTTGACCACGCATATGTGCTCTTTTAAGTTCAAAGTAATTGCGATACATTTGAGCTTTCTTTTCAGAAAAGATTCTGGAACCACCTATCATTGGTCTGCCTAAGCCTAATAGTAGAGGATATAATTTATTGGTCCACATTGGTTGATTAACTATCAGTTCAATTTGATTTTCATCTTCACCAAGTGAAAATGCATTTTGACCAATTTGTGCAATCATATCTTCGTATCGTTTTATATTATCTGCTAAGCTTATAGGAATGTTAGCAGGATGAACACGTGAGGGACTAATAAATGTATTATGTTTTTGTTCTGCGTGATCAACAAATTCGTGATGTCCATTGACGCTATTTGAAGCCATTGCAAGTCTGTCAAGATTCGTCATAAGTGTTCTGTTCCATTCAATGCCTTGTGTTTCTTCACGGTCTTCAAGAATAGGTTTTAGAATTCTTTGATAATACTTTGCTGAAATAGGGAATTTAGATGTTCCAGGAATAACGGGAAGCTCAAGAGCATCAAGTAGAACTGTAGCAACATAGGCATCTACCTGTTCTGGTACATGCTTTTCTCTCAATAAGTCAAATAACTCTTTCTTTTTGTTTTCTGCATCACCTCCTACAATATTAGCCACATCTCTGTATTCTATGTAGTCGTCAGCATCTTGACTAACTGAGCTTCTTCCCCTCTGAAAGATATGTTCTTTCAAATCATCGTCGTTTTCAATAGATTTGTGGATTATATTATGTTCTTTTGTAATTAGAGTTTTGATGTACTGTTCTAGAGTACCTTCCTCCGTTGCTGTTATACAATTTTCTATTAATTGCTTTACAACAGCATCATCATTAATATCATAAATAAAGACAGTGCCCTGTTTTGTTTTAATCTTATGTACTTTCGTGGTAGGGTTAAGATCCATAAATTCGTCAAAACTAGTATTATCTACTATCTTTTTGTTAAGTATGCTACTTCGTTCTGCGGGGTCAAAAACACCTGAACCTCCTCGTTGTTTAATATTACGTAAAAATTTTTCTCTAAATCCGTTAGGAGTGTGACTGTAAGACATTATATAATTATAAAAGAAAATTTTCTATAATAAATTATGTTTTGTTCGACAGAAAACTATATTTATATGTTTTTAATAATACTTATACTCATTGTAATCTTAAATTGTGGTGTTCTTGAAACTTTTAGTAGTAATGATAAAATTACTGTGATAAATTATAATACAAAGTGGTGTGGGTATTCTAGACAACTTCAACCTATATGGGATAAATTAATGAAGAAGTATCAAAGTGATAATCAAGTAGAATTGTTGGATGTTAAATGTGATGAAAATGAAGAAAAATGTAAAAATACAAACTTACGTGGTTTTCCAACAATTATCCTATATAAAAAAAATCAGGCATTCGAGTACGATGGCAATCGAACTATTGAAGATATTGAAAAATTTATAGAACAAAAAAAAACTTCGTAAAATGAATAAATTAAAAAATTTCTATAGATTATGGAGTCTACAGTTTTTCGTGATTTATATGAAGCATTAGAAATTACTTCAGATGCTTCTGCGAAGGAAATAAAATCAAGTTTTAGGAAACTATCGCTGGTGTATCACCCTGATAAAATACAATATATGCCCAATAGCAATGAACTAACAAAGAGATATGAATTAATAACTCTTGCTTATTCTGTTCTCAATGATCCTGAAACTAGGAGAGAATATGACCAAATGTATTACATACAAAAGAGAGTTAGTCATAATTTCTACGAACTTAAACAGCAGCATAAAAACTTTACACCCAAGAATGTTTCAAAAAAAGACCACGAAGATATTATAAGGTCACGACACGAAGATCTTTTCAAAGATTTTAAGGAAAGAGATGTCAAGAGCTATATTAAAGAGAGGGAATATCAAGAGACCGAAATTCAACCTGAGAAATCTATCACAAAAAATCAAATTACTGTGTATGATAAACCTGAAGCAATCATACCCACAAATGTTGAAAAGTATCAAGACATTGATAATATTGGTGAGATGTATAACAAAAAACAAGTGCTTAAGAACCAGTTTGTTCTTGATGTAGTTGTTGACAATTTTGAAGATAAGAATGTTGAACAAGAAGAAATAAAATATAATGAAACAACAAAGCAATTAAAAGAATTAAAACACAATGATTTCAAAACAGATGGTGACCTCATTTTGAACAAAATTATTCTGTAACTTGTTCATATCCGTTTTTAATAAGCTCAACTTTTTCATCATAGTTCGGAAAAATAGTTTCACAATTAGATTTAAGTATAATCATATCCGTAGGTGGTTTTATAGTTCGAAAACCATAAAAGTAACTTTTCATCAAAGCACTAAAAAAGTCAAAAATGTTTGTTATTTCATTAAAACAATTTTGGTTATACTCAATTGTAATAAAAAGCACTTCGCTATTTTCAATTTCTAAGAATATATCATCTCGTAAAAGAGGCACGTGCGTGTTTATTCCTGGGTCAACGTAATAATTATTATTATACAAGACTGGTGTAAAAATAAGAGGCAATGATATACTCATTCTAATAGCAATACTTACACTCATATCTGGTGTGTGTTGTAGTGAAAAGGTCTCTAATTTTGAGATACTAATGTTAGTTGCCTGTATAATTAGTTTTTTGCCTGTAAGGTCAAATAATTCCTTAAATGTAACATCACTCTTGTCAAATCTCTCATTACAAATGTAACGTAATACGTGAACCAGTTTATCCCCCTTAATTACACCGTAAAACTCGAGAAGGTTGAATATATCAGGTTCTTCTGATGCCTTTCTTAAATCGACATTTAAAAGAAATTCTTCTAATTGTTCAAGCTTATAATCTAGACAAAATAAGAATGCAAAAACTGTTCCTATAGAAATTCCACCAAAAACCTGTATCTCATCTAAATCAATTTTCTTGTTTTCCACCAATTTTTTTATAGCACCCAAAAACATAAAACCACGTGATGCGCCACCACTAAACATTATTGCTTTGTATCCCATTGCTTTAATTAATGGCTTGTTTTCTAAATAGATATAAGTAATTTAACAATTATGAGAAAAGCTAAAGAAAGCAGAAACAATACCACTTTGTCTTTACTAGATTTTTTTTTGAATTCGAGAATAGCCTTTTCAAAAAAATTATGTTCTCTTCCTAAAAGTTTTTGAACAGCACTCAAACAGCCAGGACAGCTCTTAAGTTGTTCTATAATCTTATCACAATCACACTCTGAAGCAGAATTAAAACTTTCTATAATGGGTTTGGTATATTTTGGTTGATTCCAAGCCTCTTCAATTGAAGAAAACATCATAATAATTTAATTTAGAAAAATAATAATTAATATTTTTAAATGCCTTTGGAAAATCCAAATCTAGTAGATTCGATGGATGATTTTGGTGATCATTCATCGCACTTTTCTGAAGAAATAAGACCAAATCTCATAAACGAAACTTCAACTGACCTTAAACTCAATTTACTAGCTAATCAAATGAAAATTACTTTTCACGACGAATCTGAAAACCAAGAGCGTCCAGAAGCAGAAACACTAAAAAGAAGTGCGAGTAGTCAAAGTCTAAGTGTGAGTACAGACAATAACTCCCAAGACAATTACCATCCACGCTATTCAGTTTTACAACCTCAGCACCCGCAACCAAAAACTGCTCCTATTATGGATCCAAATAATCAACGGATGAGAAAAATTGAGCTTTTGCGGATATTTCAGGAACTGGAAGGGAGGGGTATTGTTATGAGCACAAAGTATAATATTAATAGCAACTTGGAAGAGATGGAACAAGAATATGAAATTCTGAAATCTATACAGACCAAGAAAAATGGTGTCAAACTGTACAAAGGATTTCTACTGAATAGTATCCAAGCCATTGAGTTTATGAATGAAACATATAATCCTTTTGATTTTCACTTGAAAGGATGGTCCGAACATTTTGGTGCGGGAGTAGATGATTATGAAGATGTCTTGGGTGAATTATACGAAAAGTATAAGTCTACAGGCAAAAAGATGGAACCCGAGCTAAAGTTATTGCTAATGCTTTGTGCTAGTGCTACAACATTCCACGCGAGTTCAACTTATTTGAAGAATATTCCAGGTTTAGATGATATGGTCAAGAAAAATCCCAAATTGGTCAATAATCTTACTAAGAATATGGTTAAAGACCCCACACCTGTAGATGATACCCCGCCTGAATTTAGACCCCAATCACAGATGAAAGGACCAAACCCTCGCGAGTTTTTAAATAGGATGAGAGAAGAACAGCAACGAATGAAACCACCACCTAGTTTCAATGATAACATAACTGAAAGTGTGTCCGAGTTGACATCAACCACTAGAAAAAAGAAAAAGAAAGGTGTTACGCTTGATATTTAAGAGAATGTAGCGACGTATTTATCATTAACTTTTTCAAAGCCATACTTTTTAGCAACATCTTTTGGTAAAATTTTACTCGATACTTCAAAACCAGTTTTTAGAGGTTTAACATCTAACTTAACCTGACTTATTTTTTCAATAAAGTCTATTCTGTCCTCAATATTCAGGGGAAAGACAAAGATAGGATGATCAACAGGAATGATTAAATATGTCTTTTTAGGAATTCCAGTTCGTGAACCGGCATACTTTTCCATATAAATGAGCGTCTTTTTTATGAGGGAACATAAACTTTCTCTGCTATTTTTTTGTGTAGGATTAAGCCCAATACCAAGGCTTTTCGCTATTTTTATGAGCTGATTTTTGTCTTTTGCGGTGAGACAGGTTGCACCTTTTATTGAAGGCAACCCGATTTCTCGTTTTTTAATGTTTTTATTATTTCTCTTTGGTCTCAGTTTAAAAACATCATTTATTTGAGACTTAATCTTGAGCAAATGCTTAGCATTAGGTGGTTTATCAATGATACCTACAAATTCGTTTTCTTCTCGAGAATCATAATAGTCTTGATTTGACTCAAAATCGTATACAAGCTTTGTCTTAAAATCACTTGAAGTCGGTAGTGTTTTGTAAGTTCCTTTTACAAATTCATCCAAATAGATATTGTGAGATAAATTAGTATTAAACGATGAACGATAGTCAAGTGTAATGTCTGTTTTTTCACCAAGAGGTTGGAAGATATAAAACTTGTCTTTATAAACAAGATATCCCTGAACATTATATTTGTTGTAAACATAATCTTCAAAGTTTTGTAATTCTTCTTCTGAACCTGGTAATAATTCATCAAGTGCTCTGTAAACAAAAAAGATATCAAAAAGGTCTCTCTTCTCCTCAGGATACTTGCTTTGAATTATTCTTTCGAGTTCTTTTATATTATAATAATCTCGAAGCCTATAGTGATCTTTAATGATACTTTTTGCAAAATTAATCTCACTCCGAGCTAGTGTTTTATTGAATGTCCCATAATCAAGATGGCTCTTATTTAGGTTCTTATATATATTTCGTGTTTGGTCATAGTATTCGAGATTTAATGTCTTACTACCGCATTTAAACTTACAATCTTGAAATTCACAGCGTACAGGACACAGCATTGCCTTTTTTGATTTATCTTTCATAACTTTATCAATTGACTGACAATCTTTATATTTGACCAAGTCTTCTACGAGCTGATTTGCAGCAAAATTTATTGGACAATCTACGGAGATTTCTATGAGTAATCTTTCCACTTCTTTTATATTGATGTATTTAAGCTCTGCTTTTCTGTAGAGTTCTTCTTCTTTAGATAATCCCTTTGGAACTGAAACAACATATTTGTAAATTTTTACTTGTGGATTTAGATTTTCAGCTGAAATACTCTTATAGTGCTTACAGTGGCGTATTCCTCTGCCTATAATTTGGTCAACACGCCCCAGGTGATAGTGGACATCAAGGATGTGAATTTCTTTGATATTTTCTAGTGTAACACCTTCATTAACAACTTTGGAACCTAGTAATAATTTAATAAACCTACCATCTTGATTATTAATGTTATTGAACACAGACCGAATTGTATTTAGTTTCTCCTGTGGGATATCCATTCCATCTTCAATTCCACCAGTAATAGTGATGAATGTAGCTGGAATGAATTTTTCTCCTTTGAATTTCTCTTGAAATTCTTTATACCTTATATCGTATTTATAATGTCGCGTATCTTGATTATATGTGTAATTACCGTTTTCTTGATATTCTAGATATCCGTTCTCTAGAAGAATTTCCTCAAATAACTTTACTCCAATGTGGACAAGATTTGAATAAATAAAGCCTATTCCTTCTAATTTGTTGATATTTTGAAGACACTTGTAAAATTTTGGTGAAAATTGCTTCAAATATTTTTCGTGGAATATTTTTCCACTAATTTGATTAGCTTTACTTAAATACATTATTTCGCGCGACTCGACTTCATTATTAAAGAATTTTTCATTTATCAAATCCAGGAATTGTATTTCATTTAATTGTGATTTTAATCTCTCGTATCCCTGCTCGCCATAAAAAGCGGTGACTTCTTTTGTTTTTATGTCAACCCCAGGAAATACAAAGTTAGAAACTGATTCTGAAACCTTGTCGAGTGCATCTTTGATTTCACTTACCACACTTTGATATGCTTTTAGATGAAAATTGCTCATTTGACAGCGAATAAGAGGAGTGAATAAAAGTTCCTCCGGTATCTCCCCCATTTCTACTTTCTCCGCAAATGTAAAAGGATTATTACCTTTATAGTAACTAATATAACCAGTAGCCATTTGTGATAAATAAGTGCGACCTTCTTCAGATAATTTCATCTCGTAATCGTTACCTTCAAATACTCTATTTCTTTGTATAGGATCATTTAGTGGTCGGACAAAATTTAAAAGTGGTATAATATCATCAGCCAAGTTCTTCATTGGAGTAGCAGTGAGAAGGACAACACGCAGGTTTTTAGATTTTTTTAAGATGTGTGTTAGGGCTTCGCCATACTCATTATTTGTAAAGTTATGGGCTTCATCAATGATTAGAACAGTGTTGTCAAGAGACTCAATTTTGTTTAAAGAACGTTCTCGCTCAATATCACCTTCTTCATTAGTTTTATAAACTGTTTTCTTCTTTCCTGTTGTGATAACGGTTTCTTTTAGTTTTTCACCTAATACACGACGATGAAAATTTTTGTAACTTATGATTGTATAGTATTTCATAGTGGCGTAAAGAGCATCTTTCTTTGCCTTAGCTTGTTCTTCTTGTGAAGCGTATTTGAATTCTTCTTTATTTGTGATATATGAGTAATTAGTACACACCGTAATGAGTTCACTTTTAAACTGTTCCTTGAGAATGGGTCCAGGACAGAGGACGTAAATCTTGGTATTATACTTTTCTACTTGTTCTTTGAATTGCTCAGCAATTGCGATGGCACCACATGTTTTACCTGAACCAGTGCCGTGAAAGATAATTATACCACGGTAAGGTGTGTACGGGTTAATGAAATTAGCAAGAAATGTCTGATAGCTTTGTAGTTTAAAGTCTGAACCACACACGTTATTACGATATTCATTTATTTCTTCTTGTGTATATGGTTTGAACCGTGGTGCTATTTTTTGAAAATAAAACTCCCTTTTTCTGTAAATTTTACTTAAAAAGTCAGGGTCGGTCGTCTCTGGATATTCATAATTCATTATAAAATAGTAAGTTTTTTAATTTTGAAAAATGTATTTATATATTTATATGAATGTAAAAGATAAAAAAGTAGAATTGTTTAACTTTATAAATAAAAATACAAATAATAATTCCATCAATGGTGAAGTAATTCAAATAATAAAGAAACACACAGACAAAATTTCAAAAAATCACAAGGGATATTGGGTTGATATCAATCTCTTACCAGAGGATTGTGTAAATGAATTACACAATGTTTTGTTTAACCTACGAGGTTAGATAATTCACTACCGAGAAGCTCTTACCATCTCTTAACTGAGAAACCCCTTGCTTGTTAGTTTTTGAATAAATTTTAATTTATCAAAAGCTAACACCTAGTGAAATGGTGAGCACATAGAGAATTATCTAGCAACTTAGTAGATGATGGTATTCTACTAAAGTATGAAAATTATGAGTGTCTTATTACCGATTTGAGGAATCAAATACAAGATTCTAAAAAGTGCTTTTCTAAAAAGCTCTCTACAAGTCATACAAATTATCCCTTGAGTGGATAAATTTATCTGGTACATTTTCATTATTATATTCACCAACACTTATTATGGCTTGGTATAAATCTTGATATTTATCACTTGTTGGTTTAAGTGTACTCAGTCTTTCTAATTTTTCAATGACTGTTCCTTTATAAAAAATATCTTCTTTTAAGATATCACTTACTAGACTTGTGCTTTTTATTAATGTATATAACTCTTTGGTTTTTTCCAAATCTAACGATTTTAAGTTGTATTTTGATGGTTTTAATATATAGTTAAGTCCTTTAATTGGATAATTATCAATAACAGTATTTACTTTAACTTCAGCTTCTAAGCACAGTCTTTCAATACAATAATCACGAAGATAGATTAAATTACTATCCAGTGTATCGTGATACCAAATCAAAGAATAGCTCAAATAAATATTTGATAGTATATCCGCCATTAGTCCCGAAATCATTTGTTTTGATTTTATTCCGCCACCAAGTAAGGCGACAAAGTTGGACAAATTACTAAATCTTGCCGTAAGAGTTTCAAGTCTTGACGTAGAATAAGGCATCCTAGGTCTAACAGCACTAATATAGTTTTTAGTGGAATCCCATAGCATCTTGTTAAAATGTATTTTAAACTCGTCGACGTTGTCTGTTTGGATGGAAGAAAATATATTGTAAATGTGTGGATGAGATTTATTGATGCCTTGGCCAAAAATAATTAAGCTTCTTGTTAGTGTATTTGAGCCTTCAACGGTTATACCTATTGGAGAAGAATTATAAAACTTTGTGAGGAAATTGTTAGACCCAAGACAAATTCCAGAACCACCATAAATATCCATTGCGTGATTAAGGACTATTCTTCCTCTCTCTGTGGTCTGTTGTTTCATAATAGCCGTTAGGACTGAAGGAACGGAGCCGTTGTCGAGAATACTATTCATATACCGCACCGAAGAATTAATTACCCAAGTATGATAAAACATTTCAATGAATTTCTCTCTAACGCCTTCCATATTTCCAATGGGGATTTTGAACTGTTTTCTATTGTGTATGTAATTCATAATACCATAAGTAATCAATTTAGAGGAACCATTTGAAGATGCTGGTAGGCTAACTCCTCGGCCCGTCGCCAAACACTCCATTAACATCTTCCAACCGTGTCCAACCATTTTTTCGCCTCCTATCACTTGGCCGAGTGGAATATTCACTACGCCTTTTAATGTCCCATTTGGAAATCCGACATTATTAGGATTGTGATGAGTATTCTGTTCAAGTCCGTCATGTCCTTTTTCAAGTAGAGCAAGAGTAATTCCTGGTCGCCCATCACTTAGTAATTTATCGGGATCTTCCAAGTTGAATGCAACACCAATTAAATTAGAAATAGGTGCGAGAGTAATGTATCTTTTATTTAATCTAACTCGTGCTACTAGTTGACCATCTTTAAGAATGACTGTTCCTCTGTCAATTTCTCCAGTAGCATCAGAGCCATTATTTGGCCCAGTTAGACCAAAGCACGGAATTAAATCACCAGTTGCTAAGTGAGATAAATACTTGTTTTTTTGTTCCTCAGTGCCATATTTTTCTAACAATTCACCTGGACCAAGAGAATTAGGCACCATCACGATAACACCAAGCGATGGATTATAAGAAGAAAACTTGGAAATAATTGCCGACTGCTCTGTAAAAGATTTATGGCTGCCCCCATACTTGTCGGCAATTATCATCGATAAATATTTCTTGTTACCGAGTTCTTTCATTACAGTATTCCACTTTTGACTAGGATACAAATTTTCTTGTCCTATCCTCAGCAAAAGTTCGTTTTCATCTCGAACCTCGTTAGCTGGTCTGCTAACCAGCTTTGATTTAAGACTCAATAACTTTTTAACATTAACCTTCCCAGAAAATATTTCTTTATCAATACCAACACCGCCTGAACGTAATGCTATCAATTCAGTTTCCGAAATTTTTGGTATTATACTTTTGACTTGATTAAATAGTCTTCTATACATATTCTAATATAAAGTAAGTGTTTAAATACTTGTTTTTGAATTATACCAAATTTTTATACTTGTCTTTATCTTCAACACTGGATACAATAGTCTAATCACTATCACTGTAGTATTGATAGTGTTCGTTTTCATCGTAATCATCTTCTTCATCGTAATCATCTTCTTCATCGTATTCATCTTCATACTCATAAATATTTCGATTTCTATAGCTACTATAATCCACCGGGTCAGACCTTTTATCAAAGTAGTATTCACAAAACGAAATGCAGTTTTTAACAAAGTAAGAACCATAGCTTTTTGATATGAGCCAATTATGGTCTGCTTCATAAGTAGCTATTTCCTCTCTAATCATCTCTGCAAGAGGACACTGTAGGTAGCGCAGAATATTGTATTGAACTTCTATCGGTAGAATATTTAAATCCATTTGGGTGCTGTGAAATGAGTTGTTAATTAGAATGAACTTTATACATTTTTGATTTTTCAATTTTTTCAACTCGGCTTAATTTGGAGATATATCTCTTATGCTACTATAGTCTGAACTGAGTGACAAGCACCGGATAGAGTACCAAGCAAGTCAACTAACCTATTCTAGATAATGCTTCTAATCTTAGGTCTATGAGCGTATCTATATGTTTAGTTAAATCACACCTTGTCAGGCATTAGCACATACATTTTTATATTTTCTTTTCTAAAAAGTAAAATCCTCTGGTTCTTTGCGGACTATTGTCCTGGCCTCTTAACAATAGAGATTAAAATTGAAAACTCTTTACTTAAACAATGGTTTCTTATTTTATACTATGGAAATTGAAAATATCAATATTGATACTATTATTGAAAAACTGCTAGGTGCTGAAGATACTATTGAGTATAGTGATGAAATTTGCACCGTATCCGTGTATAATAATGACAATGACCAGAAACAGGTGGATTTGACTAAGCTAAAAAAGCCTGAACTTGAAAAGGTGTTAGAGGAATACTACACAAAACACAAGATACAATATACTAAAACTTCTTTAAAGAAAAAGAAAAAAGAAGAACTCATAACAGAAATTACAGGCCTAAATATATTTCCTAATCCATAATTCAGAGTTTTTCTGCTGGATTTCTAGGTAATTGTGATACTTTACACCATAATAGTTCTTTTCTAGGATAAACTCATACATTTTATTTATACATTGGTATTCGACGTGAACAATTTGTCGATTAATGTCATATATTTTTTCAACAAACTTTGGAGGTACGACTAACTCAGGAAAAATATCTTGTACGTACTCGTCACTTTCTTTCAAAACTTTGTCAACTAAAGATGTCAAATCTTTAACAAGGTCTTTATCTTCTTTGTAATTTATACAAACGATATATTTATCTGTCACGTGGTCTTGAGCAGTTAAGGGCTTATGAATCAATACTTTCTCAAAGCACGTATTTAGAAGTAAAATAAGTTTGAGTGTCACTGGTGTAAAAATATCACCCACTTTCAAAATAAATACACCCTCTTTTGCTAATATATTCATACCTATCGCGATAAACCCAATCAGCACTTCATATGTTTCTGGCTCTTGTTGATGTCCTAATTCAGCAAAAACAAAGTTTGCAGGCTGTTTCTTCTTGAAGTATTCTTTTGTCCTTTCAAAGAAATCTTTCTTGAGAACTTTGACATTTTTTAAATTCTCAATTTTAAATTTTGCGACTCTCCCGTGGTGACATTCAACTGTCTGTTCCGTAGGTTCATAATTTATAGCACAGTAGACATCTTTTTCTGTATTTCGATAAAGAGACAGAAGTGTCATACTTATATCTGGGTTTGTTGATATTGACGCAGTACATATTGGTTTTTTGTCTTTCAGGAGTTTATGATCCATTAGAATTTCCCATAAGTGAAAAAACTGATTGTCTAGTTCTCCAGTATAGGTCTCTTTAAAATATTTTTTCTTGAACTCTTCAGCTACACCATTACCCACTTCAAGACTATTGACAATCAGATGAACTTTTTGTTGGCTTTCTGGAAGTTTATTGACTATATCCAGCTTTTCTCTATTTTTATTTAAAAAGTTGGTATATCCCAGTTTAATCTGTGGTTCAACACTATAAATAGAAGTATGGACTGCTACTTTTCCATATTTAACATCATAGGGATCTAATTCAAATATCATACTTTTATAGAAGGTTTTTTCTATAAGTATTTCTTTCAATATTTTTTCTGGCACAACAATCCTTTTTAGCTTTTTCCTATAACAACGGTACTCGTATGTGCCTGGTACAGGAACATTTTGTATTGCCTAAATAATTATTGATTTTTTTAACATAAAGAGATGACACTAAACACAAGTATGGAAAATATCTCAACTTATGTAATTGAAGACAACACTGCTATATTTACGACTTCACTTAGAAATAAAAGAAATAATTATGTATTAATCTGTATAGACTATATTGGATTTTATGTACCACGTATTTGGCTCTACAAATTTAATTATTTATATAATATTCTTGAAAATAGTGATTTTATGATTGAATTACATAAAGTAACTGATGATGGAATTCACTATATTGATTTAACAAAAGATTTCACCGATACTGTTGAAATAAATAAAATAGATTTTAGAGATTTCAAATATCTATTTTATGATGTTCTTTCGGGAAAAAGAAATTGTCAAAGTTCTAACATAAAACACGTACTAGAATTTTTCAACTTTATGGGTTTGGAAAGAGAATTATATAATAATCTAAAACAATTCAATAACTGTTAAAAAATGAAATTTCTTATGTCTAATTTAATAGCTGGAAGAGAAATAAAACAAATGCTTTAGCAAGGGGTTGAGTCATCTAAAACTAGTTAAAAGAAAATAAAGAAAAAAGTTTAATCGCTATCATAGAATTCTTCGTATTCATCATCAGTGGGTGGTATGAATTTAAATTTATCTGTCCACGTGTCAAGCATTTTTGTGCGTTGTTCTTCAAGATTGCTCAAGTGGTATTCTAAACTTTTAATAAGTTCATTAGTTTTTGGTTTATGAAATGATCCATTAATAATTCCCTCTACAGAAGCAATAAGTAAGTTAATTGGCTCACAGAAGCTTGTATAATCTGCTTTATAAATTTCCCACGATTTATCTTCTTGGTCTATTTTGTTGTCAAAATCCTGAATACTGTATATAACAGTCGCGATTTTGTGTTTCAAATTATTGAAGTAGAATTGTTGGTGCATCTTTTATAGTAAATGTACATTTAAATTATTTATTTTTCAATTTATTCCATATTGTTCCTTGTTAAAAGCAATAATGAAATCATTGATCTCTTGAAGTTTCATTGAACGTTTTTCATATAGTTCTTCAGATAGTTTGATAAGTAAAAGTCTATTATCTTCTAAAGTCTTTTTGGTATCACGATACGCCAGATTAATAATTGTGTGTATTTGATCATCAATCTCTTTCTTGTATTGTTCACTAAAATATGGATAGATTATCTTGTTCCCCATACCATACTGCATTACCATTTGTTTTGCTATACTGAAAGCTGATTCTAAATCTGCCAATGCGCCTGAAGATACAGATAAACCAAAGATGACTTCTTCTGCAATACGACCACCAAGTAAAACTTTGAGTTTGTCTTCTAAATACTCACGTAGATATAATCCATCATCCTTATCGTCGTGTTCAAACATTGTAAAGCCTAGAGCTGTAGCACTATCTGAATCGATGGAAACCTTCCTAGGTTTCTCGTGAGTTTTACTTTGTAAACTCATAAGTAAATGTCCAATTTCGTGTATTGCTACACGTTTTTGAGCAATAGTTGATAAATCTTTTTTCTTTGTGGATTGACCAAGCAGAACTTTGTCTCTTATCTTTTCAATGGCTTCAATTGTTACAGGTAAGGTGTTGTTTCGAATAGCGTAAAGTGTCGCTTCATTCAGTAAGTTTTCAATTTGAGCACCACTAAATCCACTTGTCAGTTTTGCCAACTCCTCAACATCTATTTCCATTGGTTTTGAACTCAAATGAATTTTAATTATTTCACGGCGTGTCTCAATATCGGGATTTGGAACAGTAATGATTTTATCAAATCTCCCTGCACGTAAAACTGCTTTGTCGAGGATGTCTGCTCTGTTAGTTGCTCCGATGACCAAAATGCTATCATCACGATTGAAACCATCAAGTGCCACAAGCAATTGGTTTAATGTCTGGTCTCTTTCTGAGTCGGCACCATCACCACCACCAGAACGCCTTTTTGCCAAAGCATCCAGTTCATCGATAAAGATAATACAGGGTTCATTTTCTTTAGCAAAATTAAAGAGTTCTCTAATCCTACCAGCACCAACTCCTACAAATTTTTCATTAAATTCTGAACCAACCGTAACGATAAAGCTGGTATTGCTTTCACCAGCGAGACCCCTTGCTAAAAGAGTTTTTCCATTCCCAGGGGGTCCTTCTAAAAGCAAACCTTTTGGAAGACGGACACCATACATTTTATATTTGTTTTGATTTAAGAGAAAATCAACTACCTGTCTCAATTCTTTTTTTACTTCCGTGTATCCGCCAATACTTGTAAAATTGAAAGATTTAACGTTGTCTTCTAAACGAAAGTTACCTTCAGACGATATTTGAGAGCGTCTTTTTACACTATTTCTTGGCCTACGTGGTATTTCATCATCATCATCTGGTAAACTATAAATTGGAATAGGTATGATTATTTGCTCAAAAGATTGTTTTCTCTTCTTCTCTTTCTTTTTATTATCTGGGTCAGAAAACTTTCTGGTAGTTTGATTTAATGGTCTAACATTAAGTATTGTAAGTCGCGTTTGATTATTTAAAGCATCTAGATACCCATTATGGTTATTTGGTATAATAAAGATACTCTTATTTGAATTTCTCCAATTTTCTTGTGTATTATGGTATATTGGTTGAGTTCTTAAAAACTGATTAAGATTAGGCAAGAGAAAAAAAAGTCTTTTATAGAGCATAAGTTTATTACATAAAAGACCTTTATATAGAAGAGTTATTATATAAATTGTTATGAGCACAGCAAAAGAAAAGTATGAGAATTCATTTAGTAGACTGACACCTTTTTATAAAAAATACTTTAAAGTAAGAAAAAATGCAAGTATCTATGAATACAATCAAGCTTTTGATAATATAATGACTTGGAATGAGCAACGAAGAATTACACAAAGAAATAGAAAAAGAACTCTTGTGAAGAAGGATTCTTTTAGTGATGATATATCACAATCTCTTGAATGTGTGAGAAATGTGAGATTGCACTGGTTTGTGAAGAATTCACAATTCATCCCTAAGTGATTTAAATATTTGAGGTTTCATATATTTATGGCAGTTGTAATCTCAAGTTCAGATAAACAAGCAGGTAGGAAGTTATTTTCAGAACTCTATTCACCAAATGATAACTTTACACTTTTAACTATGGATAAAGGGTTTTCTTTTGGAAGGACGTATATTCAAACACGTGAATTAGAAACAAATATTTCTAAAGTAGTTTTACCACGATTATTAGAGTCAGAAGAAAGTGAAGTTTTAGTTCTCGACTATGTAGTTTTAGATTACGTTGATTATCCAATTTTATATAAATTACTAGATAAACCAAATGTTACAGTTGTAATGCTAACATCTTACTTACCTTGCTTATGGACTATTCGTGATAAAGTAAAAAAAATCTATATGTTCAAGGAGGAAGATAGGAGTGCTCGTTCTTTACTAGCAAAAGATTTTGGTAGATACAGTTTAGAATACATCGATGAGACTTTAAACAATATGAATGATTTTGTACTTTTTGAGGTTGGTAAAAGCCGTCAGGTGTTAGAAATTGAAGAGAATGAATTACAGAAGCAAGTTGAGGGTTCATCACCTTGTGAGGATAGTGAACTACCCGTGTGCGAGGAGACTGGATTACCTCTGTATGAACTATCTGAAATATGTGTTTCAAGTTGTAATTAAAAAGATGAATACATTTTAATACCACTAAAAGGCTCTACAGTTTCGTCTGCAACTGGTGGACTATCTTGGACTAATAAATCACTAACTGAGTTTGTATTTGTTATTGAATTTTGTTGATTAATTGTACTCTCTTGACTGTTAAAAATTTCTTGTGTGCCTGGTGTCATTGAACTCTCAGGAGCAGTTGAACTCGCTGGTACCAATGAACTTTCAGGAGCAGTTGAACTCGCTGGTACCAATGAACTCTCAGGAGCAGTTGAACTCGCTAGTACCAATGAACTCTCAGGTGCCGATGAACTCTCTGGAGCCACTGAACTCGCAGAACTCTTCCGGATAGCTAATCCAATCATTAAACCCAAAAAAAAACCTATTACACCACCTACTAACAATATCAATCCTATAAATGTTCTAATATCTTTTTCAATTCCTTTTATAGTATTCATATAATACTATAAACATAATTTATTTCTATCTTAATACTATATGGGTGCAGACCAATCAAAAGAAGTGACCAGTATTACACGAAACGATGTAAAAAATAATTTGGATTTACTAACACAAAATTTAACACAAAATATAAATAAGGTTGTTAATGAAACTATTACAAATGTCTCTGCAACTGTTGTTAATGAAAACCAAAGTAAAGTCTCAACGTCGTGTGGTGGTACAAATATATTTAATGCTGAAGGAGATATGGATTTTGGAGCAAACTCAACGTTTTCACTGGACCAATCTCTTTCTGCAGATTGTATGTTTGCAGCAACTATTGCTACACTAAATGATGCACAATCTATGGCTAAAATAGCTTCTGAAACAAGTGCTGCAGTTCTTAACAAAGCTAAAAATGATAATGATATGAAAGCCAACCTTGCAGCACTTTCAAATCTTCAAGCATCACAAAAAACAGAACAAGGTATTGAATCAATGGTAAGCGGTATAATGGATACTATTGGCGGTCTGGCTACAGCAGCAACGGGAGGTTCAAGCAGTTCTAAAACTACTACTGAAGTAGTTAATGCTGTAACTAATAGTCTAAAACAACAGACAATTAATCAACAAATAAATGAAAATGATTTGAGAAATATAATTAATAACACAGTTAAAAATACAATTCAGCAACTAAATCAACAGAATTGTGAAATGAATGCAACAGGTGGAAACACAATAAATTTTAATAATATGAGACTTAGAGATGGCGCTACAGTAAATTTTAAACAATCTTCTGTCATTAAAGGAATGACTGATTGTCTGATAAATTCAACAAACCAAGCCATTCAAAGACAAGACTTGAGTGGATTAACTAGAGCTGATACTTCAAGTGATACAGAAAATGTAAATAAACAAACAGGTTCTATGGATACAAATACAGAATCAAAAGCTTCAACTGAAACAACATCTGGCTTATCGAATATGTTTAAATCGCTTGTGTCAGGAATAACGACTTTATTTGCAACACAAGCAGGTATAATGGTAGCATTCATAATAGGTATTGTATTTATTTTTATTTTTGCTGGTCCTACACTCGTTAAATTAGTAGAGACTGGGGCAAGTTTAACACCAGCAGGTAGGGCAACCGCTATAACTAATGCTGTATCTGGTAATAAAAAACAAGATGGTGGTCGTCAAATCATTAAAATTTTTTTTAGAGATATTATAAAAAATTAAAAAATATAATTTATTATATGGGTAATCAAATTTCTGATCCTACTACAGGAGTTTTGAAAGAAGATACAATTTTAACACAATATTTGAAAAGTTTTATTATAAATGATTATAGAATAGACCACGGCGAAAGTAATACGGATTTATATAAACAGACTACAAAGAAAAGAGCGTGTTGTACTGGCAATCCTGTGGTGCCATTTAGTATACCAGGTATTGATGAAAATAACAATGCCAAAGCTTATACAACTAATGTTAGAGTTTTTAATAGTAGAGATGACATAAATAACGAGAGTTGCCAACTTCCTTTTGATAATAATGGTCCACAAAATTATAGGTATACATCTTTGGATGATGGTTTCCTAATTAGTAATAGCGATACTTGTCAAACTTTTTATGATAAAACAAATGGATTGTGCCCACTAGTCTATAAAGACAGAAAACAATTTTATAGGATAGTAGGTCACCAATCCTATGGTCCTTACGAAGACCCTAATATGGCAACAAACGTAAATTTTACAAATCCTTATCCAGACTGTAATTGTGAAAATAGTTTTTTTAAAGTAAGTCCAAATTATAAGGATGGTGTTGAAAATGTTAGTCCTGATACTATGGCACAAAGTTTAGATTTAAGATGTAGCAATTTGCCAGATAAAGCCTGGAAAAAATCAAAGGAAAAATTAGAATCACTGTGTTTAAATCAAGTCAATGTTGGTGGTATTAATTCAACAGATTCTTCTGTTTCTTTTAAACAAGGCTGTTCCAGTAATAGCAATACTGGAAATAGTGGAAATACTGGAGCTACTCATAATACTGGAGCCAGTGGAAATACTGGAGCCGCTCAAAATACTGGAGTTACTCAAAATACTGGAGCTACTCAAAATACTGGAGCCACTCAAAATACTGGAGCCACTCAAAAAAATAAGAATTTAATGATTGCTTCAATTATCATTATTATATTTATACTACTTATATTAATTGGATTTTTTCTTACTAGACAGAGTTCAAAGTAATAGTTCTAGTGTTTTATTATCAATTAAATGATTTACATTTGTCTGAATACCATCATAATTTTTTTGAACAATCATTTTGGCTTCATCATAGGCTTTTTTAATTAACTCATAAACTTCACTGTCTAAACTAGTAAGTGTATTATCAGAATACATTATTTCCCTATTTTCTTGAAAAACTTCTAATTTTCCACCCATACCAAATAATCCAATCATTTTTCTTGCTAAGTCGTTAGCTTGTTCTAGGTCTTTAATTGCACCAATTGAAACATTTTCTTCGCCGTAATAAATATTCTCAGCGGCCTTACCACTTAGTGAAACAACAAGTCGTCTAAAGAGAAAATCTTTTGTATATAATCCACTTTCTACGATTTCATTATTTTCTTTAAAAATAGTCACACCACCAGCACCAGAATAAGTAGCTTTGATGCTGACTTTTTGTAGAGTAAAATATTTGGGATATTCTTTTACAGCAAATGCGTGACCCAATTCGTGAATAGCTACACGACGTAATACATCACGACTTCTATTATCAAACTGTTTAATAATACCAACAAATAATTTTTCTAGTGCATCTCTAAAATCTTCTTGTGTAATGAGTGTTTCACCACGACGAGCCACTAAGATGGCAGCTTCATTTACAAGATTAGTTAGTTGTGCACCTGACAATCCAGAAGTATCGTATGCCAAGCTTTCAAGATTTACATCTCTAGACAAACGCTTGCTTTTACAAGCTAATATCAAGATTTGTAATCTAGATAATGTATCTGGTAGAGGCACATTAACTGTTCGATCAAATCTTCCTGGTCGAAGTAGAGCAGGGTCTAAAATATCTTTACGATTGGTTGCAGCAATAACTATAACATTATCATTTTCTTTGAAGCCATCCATTTCAGAAAGAAGTTGATTAAGTGTTTGTTCTCTTTCATCGTTTCCTGCATTGAGACCCACACTTCTTTTCTTACCAATAGCATCTATTTCATCAATAAATATGATAGTAGGTGCCTGTTTTCTTGCTTGCTTAAAAAGTTGTCTGACACGTGAAGCACCAACGCCCACAAAAATCTCAACAAATTCAGATGCTGACACAGACAAAAAGTTTGCATTACACTCGCCAGCAATTGCTTTTGCCAAAAGTGTTTTACCTGTTCCAGGAGGCCCCTCTAATAAAATGCCTCTTGGTATCTTAGCATTCGCATTAATATAATTTGTATTATTCTTTAGGTAGGTTACAATTTCAGCACATTCTAGTTTTATCTCAGGAGAACCAGCCCAGTCTGATAGAGTTATGTTACTTTGCGTGGCTTGTTCAATTTCTATATTATTCAAGTTCATATTACCAAAAACCCCACCACCTCTATTAAACATAAAAGATTGAAATAGGTTTACAAGTAAATAAACACTAAATAACACAATAGGTATGGTAAACTGATTATCAACCTTTAGAGGATCAAAATGTGTATCAACACCGTATTTTAACGCTTCGCCGAATAGGTCATCAACCACAATTGTTGATATTCTAGTAACATGATAATCACCATCAGTATCAACTGAAACGACTTTGGATAAATCGTCTGAAAACTGTAAATCGGTAATTTTTTTATCTCTTATTTCATTTACTAGCCTACCAGATGATATGTAAGGCGATGGCGTTAAAAAAGCAGATACACAAGAAATAAATGGAATAAGTTTATACATAAGTAATGTAATGATGTATTCTCTATAAGGGTTTCTTTATTCAATTTTTCTGTTACATAAAAAATTGAAAACTTTATTTATTAAGTATTATATTTTCTTAATAACAACCAGAATGCTACTAACACTACCTAACGAAATTATTAATGAAATATCAGGGTTTCTCTCCCTGAGTGAAATGAATGACTTTATACTAACTTCTAAGAAAGTATACGAGTTGTATAGCGAAATAACAAAGTTGACATCTCTATATTCGAAAATACCAGTCTATCAGACACATTTGAGTTTGTATGGCTCAAATAATGATATTAAAGAATACAATTGGGAAAATAGTCTTTCTCTTAGTAAAAGGATACTAATTAATGCTGCATTAATATTAAAAACACGCACACCTTACAAGAGAATTAACTTTTTTAATGATACAGACGTGTATATTATAGATGAAAATTCAACAATAAAACAACTTCCATCTTACTCTGGGGTTGTTAGTCAAAAATACGGTGACCGTATGGTTACTATACGAAAAACACGGAAAACTTTTGAAAAGATAGATCAATTGTATTTTTGCGGTTTTGATGAAAAAATGAGTGCATCGTTATTGGAACTACTTAGAATTATTCTTATTGAACCTAATTATCACAAACTAAATGCATTTATACGTAGTCTATTTCATTCCATTTAGAAATTCCAAAAATATCGCCGTGCCAAAGAGGTTTTAGGGTCATTTTTGGGTAATATACGTCTGAATAAAATCCATATGCGCCAATTAACCAGGAAAAGGTTCCATTAGACAAAATAATATGCTTACAAGCACTCCCAAAAAAGATAGTATTGGGTTCATTGTCTTGGAATGGAATTAAGTTATATTTTTGTATCAGTAAAATACACAATTCATTATTAATATCATCTGAAGAAATAAACCCATTATCAAACTTTATTGATGATAAAACTTTATCATAATATTCAAATCCGTGATTATTAATACTCGCATCACCTAAACGGATGTGAACAAAAACATTATTATTTTCGTAAGAACAAGGATTTAGTTTTTCTATTTGAGGTTTTAACTGCTGAATGAAGTCATATATTAATCTTGCTAATTCAGGTGTTTGGCAATAAATGTTATTTATGCTTAGTATGTTTTTAATATTTCTGTATTCTTTTATATATTCAAGACATTCCTCATCAGTTATATTAACTACTTCAAGTGATAATAGTTCAATATTTTCATTTCCAGAATGTAGATTAATACCTATAAGACTTAAATCTTGAGAATAAACTGGTTTTATTTTTTGTTTCTGAGATATAAAAGAGGCTATTAAATTTCTAAATACTTGATTTCCAAGCCTGCCATTAGTATGTGTATTAGCTAAAATCATATAATATAAAATTGAAAATTTATATTTAAATCGTGTTAATGATTTACCAACAGAAATGAAAATAGCCTTCACAATATTCTTGTATGGGAAGTGGATATTGCGTTCCACTAATGATTACAACTTAAAACAAGGCATTACCTATCTTGACATCAAAGATGAAAACACAATTGAGGTAGAAACAAGAATAGCTGACCACTTTTTTGAAAAAAGAGCTATCCGATACGGAACAATTAATCGGTTAGGAACAGCTGTTGATGTTGACCTACACAGCAAGATCACCTATCCTTATTCTCTTTTTGGAACAGAAATTTTCATTCCGAAACTTGACCAAGGACACAATAACTATGATTACAAAAAAAAGTTTATTATTAAGCAAAACTTGAATAAACTTTGTGTAACTGATGTTAACTCTAATCATTACTACTTGTGGGAAACATACAACAAAGAATCAAGTACACCCAAGATTGAGACTAAATGGAATAATTTTATTTTTTTACAGATAATCACATTTTTACTTAATATCATTTTTGCTCAAAGTCTTCACATTTTTCATTTAGAAACGAACAATTGAAATAAAAGTATGATTTATATATATTTCTTTTGTCTTCCTTTAGTTTATTCATTTGTCTTCAGAATTCCTAATCAACAGATAGTGGATCTGTCTCTAAAACAGGATATTCTTACTTATGTTACAAATAAAGCTCTTGTGGGAACATTGAACTTGACTGATAGAACATATAGTACTAGAAAAATCAAAATGGAGAGTGTTATAAAAATAAGCAGTGAAGACCTATATGGTTATGATAATGGAACACATAAAGTCCAGTTTCTAACAAAGTCTACACAGATGATAAGACCACTTTTGTTTTTTGAGACAATTTCAAAAGACTTATCTGTGGGGGTTGATTTTTTAAATAATGTTCTTATTTGGAATAGTGGAATACTAGTCAAAGTCGTTCCAGTTGATTGCCCTCAAATATCGTGTGCTGATGTGCACAAAAATGATATTTTTCTTGGTTGTATTGATGGAAATGTCTTCATTTTTTCTTTGAAAGGAAATTTTATAACTTATAAAACGTCATTCCAGAATAGCATATTTTCACCACTATATAAGATTACAATTGGTAATTATCAAAATGGTATTGCTATAGCGTGTGCTCACATAAATGGAACCATACGTATAATTTCGCTTAAGGAATCGTATAGTCTGGTTAAATGCGAAAAATTAGATATTATACACGTACCACACATAAAGAAACTACAATTATATAGAAACATTTTGGTTATTCTTCACGAAAATAGAAATATGTTTATTTACGATTTTCACAATAGAGTGTATGTAAAAAAAGAAATTATCGAAGATGTTATACTAAGTGAAATGTTTTATATTAAATATCAAAATCAACAGTTTGTAATTAAACCATCAGTAAAAAATAATTGAAAACCGCACCATTATAAATTAAACTTATTAGTTATATGTTTCAATTACTTCAAAAGGTAGCCATCGCAATAAGCTTAGCAGAATTAATAACTCTACCTCTTTCTACTATCAAGACAAATTTACAAAACTCAAACACTAATAGTATAGTTGAAATTTCACGAAATATTATGACCACGCGAGGTATCCGAGGTTTTTTTGCATCTGGTATTCCTACACTTATAACACCAATTGTGTCAAAATCAACAAAATACATAATTTATAAAACACTTGACACGATGGAAGATTATCCAATTAAAAACAAGTTTATCAATGGTTTAACCACTGGAGTAATCACTAGTATTGTAACTCATCCACTCGACTTTATTAAAGTCCACTTACAAATGAATAAACCCATTATACTAAGGAATGTGTATCGTGGTTATTCAAAAACTCTTTTGAAAGTTAGTATTAGTACTACACTTTTATTTCCCTTATACGAATATATTTCAAAAGATAATAATCAAATTGCTTCTGCTATTTTCTCAAGTTTTGTTGTAACAACAGCACTCCAACCCTTAGATTATATGAAAACTAGACAAATCTACGGTTTAGGACATGGAACACAATATTTTAAAGGTTTTGGATTAAATCTTATGAAGAAAGTACCTAATTTTTTAATAACTACGTGTTTGCTAGAGGAAATAAATAAAATTAAATTCTAAAGACTAGTAAATAATATTATACAATTACTTAGTAGATTTATATAAACATAAAAAACATACAATAAACTTGTATTTTTATATAAAATTTAAAATCTTTGAACTAAAGATATCTTTGATCTAGGCACCAACACTACTCTCTTCATCATCAGATACTTTAATATCATTATACTTTTCTGGAGTTTGACGTAGTTTTTTTATTTCATAAACAGCTTCATAATGAAGTGTATGGAGTATAAATTTATATATGTTTATATTAAAAAAATGAAAATTTCTTTTTTTCTTTTAATATTTTTAATTACATGGAAAAAAACATAATTAAACTACAATCTTTAGTACGTGGCTTTATCCAAAGAAGAAAGAAAGTAATAGAACCATGTAATTTTGAAAATTTAATATTTATAGATTGCAAAAAATTAAGGTGTATTATCAAAAATGATTATTTAACACCTAGTAGGATAGAATACTATAATTCTACTTCAACAACTAATTATAATCTTGAAGATGGTTTTATAGAATATATAACAACTAAAGCAGTTGGTGGGAAAAAAGTGAGTGATGGTAATAGTCCAATAGATATTATAAATGAAGAATATAAGATTGGATTAGATATTACATGTTTATGTTGTAATTCACAACAGACTAATGAAAAATCAATTATGCAAAATTTTAGTGTCAGTGGAAATAATTTAGATACCTTATTTGCAACAGAACAATTGCATGAAGCGACTTATTTGTATAAGAAAGATTATCATAGAAAAATGGTTCAAGCACTTAAAAAGTATAACTTAAATAATATCTATTATTTAGTTTATATAAGTATAGGTAGTACAATATATTTATCACTATTTAAGCTAAATATATGTGCAATTGTAAATATTCGTAATTCTGGTCTAACACTACAAAAGAAAAGTATAATATTTTTGAATTTTATTGATAGTAGATATGGCGAGACTAAACTTTATAAGTCTAAAAAGCGATTAGAATTAAGATTTAATAAAAAAATTATTAAGACTAGTAATACAATACAAATTTATTAATTATAAATTTCTTTTAATCTTGCTACAATTAACTCAATAACAGGTATAGATACTGCATTTCCTACTAATTTATATAATTGAGTATCACTTATTTTAGGTAATTTATAATCATTTGGAAATCCTTGTAAATTGAAACACTCGCGCGGTGTTAATTTTCTTATTCCTTTATCATCTCTTATAAGTGGAACATTATGACCACCACTACCCATATTTGCCGTTAGAGTTGGACAACAATTACTTTTATTTTCACGAATATAATACCTCCTGTATTGAAAGATAGTATTTTCATTAATATGTTTGACAACACTTTTGTTAACTTGTTCATATATTTTTAATTTTTCAGTATAATAGTATTTATCTGGTACTGTTTCATGAAGTAAGTCTCTTATTTTTATATTTTCAATTTGTGGAAAATTAAAACTAAAATTATTAAATATTTCTTTATCTAAAAAACCAATTATATAAATTCTTTCTCTATGTTGTGGAATTTTAGTTATTTTACAAGTATCTAAGATCTGTGATTTAATTAAATATCCAAGTGCTGTTAAACTATTTATAATTGTTTTATATGTATTACCATTATCGTGTGTTTGTAAATTCTTTACATTCTCAAGAATAATAATTTTAGGTTTATGATATTCTAATATTTTGATTATTTTCCAAAAAACATTAGAACGACTATCATTAAAACCTTCTTTTTTACCTGCAATACTAAATGGCTGACATGGAAATCCTGCACATAAAATATCATGGTTAGGTATATCACTAACATTTATATTATGTAAATCTCCCAATTCTAAAGAATGATTATTATTTAGTTCATAAATTTTTTTGGATTCTTTAATCATATCATTTGCAAACACACATTTAAAACCTTGTTTTTGAAAAACATAAGTAAAAGCTCCTGTTCCTGCAAAAAGATCAATTATTTTAAGTGTCATATATACTAATTACATAAAGATTATAGTATTTAAGTCAATTTTTTAACGTAGTGTATAAAGTAAAAGTGTATTGTAAAGCAGTAAAATAGAAAATCCTACTAATACTTTAGTTGATATTTCCATATAAGATACACTTTTTGAATTGTTAATTTCTTCTTTTAATTCATGCACTTCTTTTTTTAGAAGATAAATATCGAGTATAGTTTTAATTTCATGTATTGAAACATCATATGCGGTTTTGTTTTCATAGTTTTTTAATGTAATATCTGGATTAAAATCTTCTAAATATTTTCTTACTTTAGCAACATCGCCAATTTTAACTAATTTATGAAGAACAGTATTTCCAGAACTATCAATTGGTTCATCAATACACTGACCACTTTCAACAAGATGATCTAGTAATGTATCACTGCTAAGCACAAGATTTTCTTCCTTACTGGTCTGTCTATAATTTGGAATAACGTATTTATCGGCATAAGCAATAAAATAATCATCATCATTAATTTTCATAATTATATCATCAAAATTAGATGACATTGTTAAAAATGCATCAAGAAACTTTCTTTTTGTTTCTCTTAATTTAACGGGGTCTTTCCCTTCTACAAATCCCATGTCAAGTAAAAATTCCCATACTTCTTGCTGATTAAGGAATTGATTTTGATTTACAATTAATACTTTATGAATATTGTTTTGCATAAGTTCCATATGTTAATTGATAATAAGATATATTTAAATAAGATATATCATAAAACTACTTATAAGTTAGATAATAATAATCACTATGTCATATTCAGTTGTAGAAACTCGTCAAGTTAGTAATATTGTTAATAGTATAAAGGATGGCAATCTAACCAGATTAAAGACGCAGATTTCAGGATTTTCTATTAATCGAGTTTTAGATGATACAGGAAATACTGCTCTTCACTATGCTATTATTTTTCAAAAATGTGATGTAATCAAGTATTTACTTTCTATTGGTGCTGATGAAAACATCCGTAACTACTTTGGGGATAACTGTAGAACTCTTGCTTGTAGATACGGAAGCACCGTATTTTTTGAAGTCAATACAAATATCAAGAATGAAGAAATTGGAATACTCAAAAAAGAAAATACTGAACTCAAACATACAGTAACAGAGTTACGTACAAGTTATGACAAGTTGAATAAAAAATTTATCGAAGTATCTGATGAAAATAGAGGATTAAAAAGAAAGAACGAGTTTCTTGAAGAGAGTTATAATCAATTATGTTCCAAGCATAGAAAGGTTTAAAAAATACTTTATATTTAAAATTATATGCTTGTTTTAGATTTAGAAACGACAGGATTACCTGATGGTTCACCATACCAAAGATATTATCCATATTATGATACTGAACACTATAATAGTGCGAGAGTAGTTCAACTTTCTTATGCTATATATAATAACACTGGTGAACTAATGAAACTAGAAGATTTCACTATTAAACCAGACGATTTTCTTATTAAAAATGGACACATTCACGGGATATCACAAGAACAAGCGATGGCAACTGGTATCGAGTTTGAAAAGGTTGTCCCACTTTTACAGATAGCTATTGAAAATACAGATATTATTATTGGTCATAATATTCAGTTTGATATTCAAATATTAGCATCGGAACTTCATCGAAGACATTTTTACAAACTTGCGTCCACTTTAATAAAGAAAAAACGATATTGCACTATGTTAGAAGGAAAAAAACACTTTAGTTTGAAAAAGCAACCCAAGCTATGTGAGTTATACAAGCTATGCTTTTCTGAAGAAAGTCAAAATAATCATAACGCCAAGTACGATGTTTTGAATACAGCAAAGTGCTTTTTTTATTTAGGAACTAAATATATAAGTTAATTTAATGGATAAGATTGAAATTCCCCGTGGATTTATACATTTCCCCCAAACAGTTGAAGAAGAACTAAGAAAAGATATAGAAGATTATATTGTAAACTATTTACAAAAAGGACATATATATATAAACAAATATAGTTACCTACCGCCGCCTGGGTGTTATACACCTGATGATTTACTTAAAAAAAAGGATATACACAATGGATGGCCAGTTAACGTTTGTGCTATTTGGGTCAACGGTGATGCAAGTTACAGGTCTTTTTCCTTAATACGTTTCACTGCTTTTTATACACAAAAGACAAGTTTGGATTTTTTTCCATTAAGTGGAATAGAATATCCACGATTATACAATAAAAGCTATAGTAGAAATGTCTATGCTAAAAACTACTCAAGAATTTCAAGTGAAATGTGGGTCAAACACGTACTAAACAGTATCTTTAGAGCTCGTCTTCAGAGTCATCAAGAATATCAAAGGAATTTTTAGGAAGCTTTCGAGGTGCACGTGGTACAGTCACTTGTTTTGGCAATGTGGGTTTAAAACCTGGTAAAGCTGGAAATTCTTTTGAATATTTGTCTTCTTTTACTCGACCCACTTGTGTGAAACCGTCAGTACTTGTTGAAATAGTCTTGTGTACCACAGCTCTCGGTTTGCGTATTTCAACAGGAGGCTGACGTTCTTGACGTTGTCTTGTATCACTAGACCGATGTTCGAATTTTTTTGTTCTTGGTAAAGCTTCGGTTTTAGACACAGAAGCCCACACCTTGGTTGGCTTAGTCTCAGGACGTTGACCCTCTCTCGTACTACTTTCAGTCCTAGGCTTAGGAACAAAATATCCCTCGTGGTGTATTTTCTTGCACCAGCTTCGGTCACAGTAACCATTGTAACAGTAATCTCGACAAAATTCGTGAGGAGGTAGTTCAAGAATTCTGATACTTGAAGGAATTACTATTTGATTTCCTTTCAAATCTGCGACCTTGTAAAATCTGTGTAAATAGTGACAAGCTCGAGCTGTACACGTTTCACCTTTAACAGTTCTAGGACAAGCCACTGGACGGTTAAGTTTATTCAATAACTCGTGGAATTCTGCTTGTTTCTCTTCCGGAACACTAACACATGGTTTGCGTCTCAAGACCGCGTAATCTCGTACAAAAGGATTGTAAACTATTGGTTCACGAGTATTGTGAGACACAATACGATACTTCTTTTCCCTGCAGTATTCAATGAAATCAGCACTTGTTTCCGTTTCTTCTTTTACGAGTGACACTTTTCCAAAGCGTTGAACAAATACAATCACACGTTGTTGTTGGTCTTTTTGGTTCATTCTGTCAACACGTCCAGATACTTGAATGATTTTTGAGAGATATTCTCTTCTTCCACCAGTAGTCAGAATAACTGTTTCCAAGTTAGGAATTGTTAGACCAGCAACCTTGTCAATCTCAGATTGCTTAATCACAATTATATTGACTGTTGGGTCATTCCAATACATAGGGTCAGAAGTATACGTAAAGCCACTAGAAAGAGCGAACCCTCTGAGTGTTTCCAGTATAAATTCTAATTGCGAATCTCGACAAACCATCAGTGTGCGACCAGAACCCAGCGAATTCAAAGTGAGGTTCATAACTAATTCGTATACTTGCGGTCCGTCTTTTGTTGAAGGAATGCCTTCCTTGTAAAGTTCAAAGTAGTGAACAATGACTTCTGTATTAGCCTTTTGGAAGTTAACAAATTCCAGAGGCATTTTGTGTGTTTTCCATAAGTCTGAAGCTATCTCGTAGGGCTTTTTCTGGGTGTCTTGTTCAATGAAACCAGTTCCTGAGAGTAGTATCACTTGTTTGAGTTTTCTTGAAGAAGCACACAATCCTACGAATTCACTAAAGTCGCCAAACATATCTCTTTTGGGTTTATGTCTGTTTTCAGGACTGCCATTATACCAATTAACGAGTTTCATCGAGAATGGGTCATAAGAAGATGCTTCTTCAATCTGTCTGACATACTCAATTTCATCTGGGTCAGTTGATTTCTTTGATAGACAGAAATTATGGTAGAATTCATACGACTGGTTGAAAAGGGTGTGAGCCTCGTCAAACACAAGCATAAAGTCTTCTACTTTATCAAAGTAAGGAGGAAGACGATGAATTTGTTCCAATTCAACAATGATAAACTCGTAGAAATCGAGTTCTCGACGTGTCAATTCCTGTCCTTCAGTAGCTCCCGAACTGATGATTAATACAGAAGACTTGTCAACGTCTCGTTCAATTTGAGAACGAGTGCTGTTTCCAATTTCATCAATCATCTGCTTAATTTGTTTTATCAATTCCTTGTGTACTCGTGGGACGACAATAATAGTCGAGTTCCTCTTTCCATCAGCGAGAAGTCCGTAGAGATACGAAATCATAATAACTCCAAGTGTTTTTCCACTGCCAACAGATGAAGTATTAAAGATATCTTTCATTCCACCGTAAGTAACTGCCTTGAAGATGTATTCTTGATTAGGTGTAAGTTCGTGAATACCTCTTACTCGTTTATATTCTTCAAGACGATTTATCCTCTCAGGTCGTAGGTTATTGAAAGCACTCTGGGGAATTTTTATTCCACAAAGGTAAGCTGTTTTTTCAGAAGTTTCAAAGTGGTGCAAATCTTGAACATCACTGTATTCAATATCTTCGGTAAGAAGGACTGATGAGACTTCGTCGTCCCAGGAGTCAGCGTAGAAAGTTGATTGTACTTGAGCCATTATTGTTGTTGTTGTTGTTGTTGTTGTTGTTTAAATACATTGTAAGACAAAATGTTATTTAAATTTCAATTTTTTTCTGTATATATACCTTCTATTCTAACAAAATTATCATTTATAAGAAGCTTTCTTTTGATTGATAACTTGGATGTTAGATACTTTGTAAAATCAACTATCAAGACTTTCTTAATATGTAAGTATTTGTCCAGATCCTTATTGAGTTCATTTAAGTTCACGTATTGGTCACTAATTAATATGTTATATGGCCTATTTTCACCATATACTATAAAATTGTGATTATATTGAGCCTTTATAACACTTTCAATTGTCACAGGATTACAGAACTTACCATTGGACAATTTATAAGTATCTTTTATCCTTCCATCATAGAAGAGAAAATCATCTTTTATTTGCCCCATATCACCTGTTCTATACCACAACTTGGACCCACGTCTTACAAGGACATCATCACATCCCCAATACCCCATCATTACATTAGGTCCCGACACCTGAATTTCATTATCAACTATTTCAACAGAAACATCATCTAATATCTTACCTACTGAATTAATATTACGCGGGGTTTTTATATGGTTAACTGATACCATTGGACTACATTCTGTGCTCCCATAACCTTCGCAAAGGTTTATTCCATTTGATAAATAAAACACTTTTGTTTTATCATCAAGCTTGGCACCACCTACAAAAATTGTTTTCACTTTTCCACCAAATAATGTTTTGAGAATAAGAGGTGTTAAAAAAGAATAATTGACTAATTTCATTTTTATGGTTTCTAGAACCTTTGGAACAACATATAAAATATCTGGTTTGATTTCTCTACACTCTGGAATGAAGTGTTCTTTACCAGATGAAACAACCACTCTGTTTCCACTTAACAGATTATAGTGTAATTCGGTTGTAAGTGAATAAATATGATGCCACGGTAAAATATTTAATGCTGTCAAATTACTAAACTCAGAAAATCTTTTTTGAAGAGAATTTATATTTGATACTAAATTACTGTGTGATAGCATAACACCTTTTGGCTCTCCTGAAGTCCCGGAAGTATATACTAAACAAGCGAGGTCTTTTGTTGTTTCAGTCGCATCACTAAGAACTTTTATTTTATTTTCATTCACAAAAAGTTTGGGCTTACAGTTATTAATATAAAAGTCTGTGTCACTACCTCCATATATTGGAACCCAAACAGCTCCTACTTTCCAGGTTGCTAAATTCCAAGCCACATAATCTATGGAGTTTTTGCCTTGATACATTACACGGTGTGATGGTTCCACTTTACATTGGTATAAAATATTCATTTTGTCATTAACCATATTATTGAAATCACCTCGTGTTACCCATTTCCAAACGCCATTTTGTTTGTGTGCGAGTATTGGTTTTAATATGTCTGTCTTTAATATCTTATCATATATTTTATTCATTTAATAAACATAAAAGAATATTCTTTTAAATTGTTAATGATGATAACATTTTTTATTTTGTCAGAATTGCTTCTTTATACACCACAGCAGGCTATTGATTATGTATCGCATAGTGCTAAAAAATACACAATTACTAACGTAAAAGAAATAAAACAAGTGGCAACTCTCTCACTCTACTCACAGAATGCTACATTTCCAATAGAGAAAAAAGGACTATGTACTAAGAAAATGTTTAGTGATACTTTTAAGTTCATAAGAAGTGAAAAAAAACACGGACAACTTCTAGAAATTATAGAAGATGTTCCAACACAGGATAAAGATAATTTTGAATTAGATGAAGTAAGTTCTCTTATCAAAGATATTAATTTAAGCAATTTGGAATATCAAATTATTTCTCACTTAATTGAAGGTTATACAGTTAGTGAAATACTTGACCAGCACAACATCACTTACGCCAAACTCAATAATATACTTAAATCGGTTAAAAGAAAAAATAGTTTAGCCAAATATAAATTTATCAATAGTAGTTTCTACACAGAAAATGTGATGAAGCAAAATACCAAGTATAAATAAAATAATGCAAGTATCAAAAAAACTGATTTTGAGGTAATGACTTATGAACCATGCGGCTACTACTGTTGAAATAACATCCACAATGGCAACATCAAATATCCTATAAGAATGGACACCCTTTTTAGGTTCACCAAAAATGTTTCTATAGGAACATAAGTTACTCATAATATAAAATGTGAAAAAATATAATATTTAATAAAATATATATGGATATAGCTATCGGAAAATACTTCTACGATAAAAAGCAAAAAAAAGAACCTTTTACTACAAGTGAAAACAAAGAAGATACTGTTATAAGCTTTTTGTTATTTGTTTACATTGTGTGTGTGTCTATGTGGTCTGTAGGCACTTCCTGGCATTGTAATACAATCCGAGGATATTCAACACCAATAAAAATTCTATATAGTTTTATAGCTTACATTTTTGCTACATTCTATTTGGCATTACATTTATTAGAAGTTATTAAATGCTAAAGAAACTTGATTTAGAGACAAACACAATTTTATCTCTATGATGCGAATTAATCCAAAAACAGAACTCGAATTGAAGGTTCCGTTCAGACAACTGAAAGGGAGTTGTACTAGTTCATCTCTTATTAATAATATTACAATAAGTGGTTTCAGTAAAAGAGGAAAAAGAAAAACACACGTTGGTATCCTTTATGGTGATGACCTTGTTGGATATCACGTATTTGATAACACACTTCAAATGGCTTATGTAATGGATGGTCACGGTTTCGATGGTAGTAATGTAACAGTAAGAGTGTGCGAACTACTTATCAAAGAAATTATGAAGTCTTTAGATAGTATCAAAAACTCAATTAATAGTCAAGAAAAACTACAGACATTATTTAATATCATATACGATGCTATTGACGAAAGTCTGAAACTTTGTAGCAGTGGAACAACAACAAGTATTGTTTTAATTTATAATAAGAAAAAAATAGTTTCTGTAAATCTTGGAGATAGCACAATAGCACTTATGGATAAGGAAATAAATTTTTTGTCAAAATCTTGCAACTGGGAAGATATCAGTGAATACAAACTTTTTGTTGAAAATTGTTTAAAAAAAGATATTGAACCTTGCCCGATTGTCATTGGACGTTATAATCTTGATTTTGCAAATATAAAAAATCCATACAATGCATATGAGCCATTTAATATGTATAAAATAGATAGTAATGGAAATATTGAGTATGACAAACTACAAATTAAGACTTTTGTAAAACAATCGAAGAAATTCTTCAAGTTAGTAGGTGGTTCTCAAGGTCTTAAAAAAATGACCTATCAAGAAAGAGTAGATGATAATTGGGTAGATGTGGAACCGTATGAAGGATACGAACATACCAATTGGGGGTCTGTATTATCCCTTCAGCAACTAGGTTCTATCCAAATATCGCGAGTTTTAGGAGATAAGCACTTGAAAAGAAAATATCCTCTGAGCAATCAACCAATAATTGATATTATTGATATTGAAGAAAATTATAATGGTTATTTACTCATTATGAGTGACGGTATATACGATGCCTGGTATAATCACGAGCTACTTCAATTTGTAAATAGTTATGATGGAAACAACCTTTCAGAAAGTATTATTGATGAAACAATAAACAAATTAGATTTAGACTTTTGGGATGATGGTTCTATCATAACACTAAAAATTATTTCCTCAAATTAAAATTGAAAAACCATTTTCTTCTACAAAAGAAATTATACTATGGATAACCAAAATTTTTCAGTTACTTTAGTAGCAAGTAAATACATACTCTTAAAATACGGCAATTTTCAATGCATTGTTGATAAGGTTCCATTCTATTTCGATACATTTGATGAATTTAATAAGTTTCTAGAAACGAGTTTATACGATATAGTTCATAATGAAGAAAACTATATAGTCCAGTTTCATTTTCAAATTTCTGGAAAAACTATTCCACTCAAATTTACCTTGTGTCAAGAAACAAAACTGACATATTTAGAAAAAGAAGTAAAAAAAAATAAAAAAATAAATGCTAAAATTCTAAGACAATTAAAAGACTTAGAATTAGAGAGTATTAAAGGCCTTGATGACAAGCATTTTGAAATTCGCATTGAGAAGCTCAAAATAGATCTGTGTTTTGAAAATATGCGTGATTATTTATTACAACACATACATCAGCATCAAATTGAGATTGATAATTTCAAAAAAGAATTTTATGAACTACACACTGCTAAAAAAGAATATATTAAAAATTTGGAAAGAGAAAATTATGATTTGAGGACTCAATTAAGTAATATACACACAATAGAACCTTCACAATCAAAAAAATAAAAAATATAAGAAGAAATACTTAAGACTAAAAGGAGACAAGTTATTTTATGAATACTCAAATATAAAGGTTAATATAAAGGTTTTTAGACACGTCAGAATTAGCATAAGAACAGATTATTTTATATTTACTTTCAGGGTGATTCAACTACTGTTCTGTGATTTATGACCAAGTTATCTGTTAGTTGAATATGATAGTATGTGATTTTATCTTTTGTCCTATCGAGTTGAAATCTTTCCATTGGCATATTTATGTTTTAATTTAGAAAAGTAAGTTAAAATTTTGAAAAGCAAAAACACCTTTTAGGTATTTTAATCTCTACAGATTTGTTTAACAAAATGAGACACGAATCAATGAGTGAGATAACAAGTTCTAGGTCAGGTTTTATTTTCACTGCTCTTGTATCAATCATAATAAGTAGCACTGTTTTTATTGCGTTTCCAATATTCTTTTGTGAAATTTTGATTGAGCCATTAAAAACTAACTCTTTTAGCGTTTCGTGAATAATATTTACAATCGCCGGTATTTCGTGAAGTTCTAACGTATTATCTTGTAGAGCCGCACAAACAACTTCTGAAATTTTATCGAAAGTTTTAATGCCATTTGAAATCTCCTCTTGACTAAATTCCATTTTAATCTGTCAAAAAATTGATTTATGGAGAATAAAATAATACAAATTATAAGATATGGATTTTCAATCAACTTGGTTAGTTATTAAAGAAAAAGGACTAGATGTCCTCGTCCAATACCTTGAAGGAAAGAGACAAACTTGTCTTACACCTGTACAGTATATGGAAGTTTATACTTTAACGTATAATATTTGTTGTACAACTCAACATAGTAATGCTGATAAATTATTTGATAAAGCAAATGAATATTTAAATGATTATTTATTTAAGCTACACAGTAAGCTCATTCATAGTAAAGAGAAGCTTGTTCTGTACATAAGAGAATATAAAAAGTTTCAGATATTTACAAAATGGTTTCAGAAGGTTTTTGTTTACTTGGAAAGATATCACCTACAAGAGAAAGGCTATAAGAAATTGATTGATATTTGCGGGAGTAGATTTGAGTATCTCATTATAATGGAACATCGAGATTTGTTATTTACTGAATGTTACAACAATTTATCACTTGATGCACTTGTCGTATGTGAATTTTTAAAAACTATTAATAACACTACTAGAAATGATTTTATACTATACGTTGAAAAACAATTACCTATACCAGAACCAGTATCATTACTTGACATATGGTATCACCACGAGTTTTTCTTGAAAATGTTAAACAACGTTTTTAATGAAACAGAAGTATCCAAATTCAGACATATAATATTAGATAAAATCTTTAATAAATATGAAATACAAAAAGCGGAATTTGAAAACACATTTTTTACCCAATCTTATATTCTCAAAGACTTATTTAGAGATAGGAAAATCACAATGCTCGAGAAACTATACTTTCAGTTTTTAAGAGATGCTATCTCCATAGACATTCCCGACCTAATTCGCCTTATAAAATTAAATATACAAACGTTAAATAATCCTATTTTAAAAGAGCTTACGGAACAATTAAAACTCGCATTACACACTGTGTCAGAACAGTATGCAGATGATTTACTGAAGTATATGGATAAAAACATAAAAACGCTAGAAGATATAGATGAGTGTCTCTTTCTGGTGCACTGTATTTCCAGCAAAGACATTTTTATTAATAAATATTGTGCATTATTATCAAAACGTTTATTCAAAGGCTCAAATATTGATAATGAAAATTATATCGTAAAATGTTTTAAGAAAGAATATGGTTCAACTTATACTTCGCGAATGGAAGGAATGTTAAGGGATATGATTATTGAACCTTTAGTAGTTGAAAATATGAGTGTACAAGTCATTACACACGGCTTTTGGAGTAATATTATTCCTTTTGAAATAAAAACTAGTTTACTTGATAGATTTATTGCTAAATTTATTGATAAACACAATTTTGAAAACAAAAAGTTGTCGTGGAAACTTTGGCTCGGTACTCTCACAATAAATGCACAATATGGAGATAAATCCTATCAATTTCAACTTAGCACAGCACAAGGACTTGTTCTTCTTGAATTAAATAGAAGAGAGAAAATAACTGTTGATGATTTTTCAAAAGAATTTAACGTAGATTGTTACTACCTAAAACCTCTTATCCACTCTCTGTGTGCTAATAAATATGAAGTAATATCAAAATCAGGAGAAAAAGATAAAATGGCTAATGAAGATACTATTTGGATAAACAAAGATTTTAATGTATCAAATAAAATTGCAAAGTTTGTCTTACCCAGTATTAGTGTCAAAAAGGTACTTGAAACTCACGAAATATCACGTGACCTTATAATTGATTCGGCTATTGTTAGAATAATGAAAAGTCGTAAAGTAATTGGACATAATACGCTTTTACCATTGGTGGTGAGTGAGATTAAAATGTTTAAACCTACTGTTCAACACATTAAAAAACGAATTGAGGCACTCATCGAAAAAGAGTATCTCGAGAGATGTGGAGACCAATATACCTACATTAGCTAAAAAAATTTGAAAAGATCATACTTTACTATATTTCTTCTTTTGTATAGGATATGAATAACATTTTAAAAGAATTAGCAGAAGAAAGGCGTAAACGGAGAGTTACTCCAGTAGAAACTCCTGTAGAAACTCCAGTTGAAGTTCAAGCATCTTGTTTATTAGATATTTCTCAAAGACATCGTGAAGCTTACTTAAAAAGAGAAGAAGATTTGGAAAATAAATTAAGACAAGAAGAAGAGATGAATAAAAGAAGGATTGATGTTATTGAGTTGATTAAAATGGCGACCGAGAGTATTGAAAATCTGAACCACGTAAAAAGTTCTTTACAGCAATTAAGGAGAAGTTTTTTTGAATTTTCAGAAGAGTTGATAACAAAAGAATTAAAATCTGAAATAAATAAACTTATACCAGAACTTGTGAATAAGATTACAAGTATTATTCTAGAAACTCTTTCTTCAAGTGACAGTCCCTTTATTTCAATTCTTAGTTCAGAAGGTGAGTTAATTAAAGACATTAAAGTTATATTTGATGACTTAAATATGGTTCTTGAAAGCTATAAATTAGAAACAGTTGAAATTTTTCTAATGGATACAATAGATGATGAAAGAATTGCTAGAGAAATGCAAGAAAAAGAGGACGAAGAAAGATTATGGTATGATAGAGAATTTGTAAATGAAATAGACGAGGAAGAAAATACAAACAATCGTGTTAGAGGACAAAGTAACAGGCGTAATAGGAGACAAAATAATAGAAGACGTAATATAAGCCCAGAAGAGATTGATATAACTATTTCAAGTTCTTCAAGTTCTTCAAGTTTATCGATTTCAAGCACAGATTTTAATTAAAACTTAACAGATAACAATATAAGTCCGATGATAATGAATACTATTCCTGTATAAGCTTCTCTTGGTATTTTATCACCAAAAAATAAGTACAGGAAGAAAATACTCCACAATGGATAAATTGAAGTAAGTAGGTTTACAATCCCTGAATTGTTTTGTTTCGCAAGTTTATAAAATAACATATTTGGTATAAAATAACAAAGTATAGCATTTACAATGAATATAAAAATCAATTTATGGCTAAAGTTTGGTATTTCTTTTATAATTTTATCTCTTTTATATATCAAATATAACAATAAAAAACAAGCATAGGTGAGTGATGTAAAAATAAAAACAGCGTCTGTTGATAATTCTTTTAACAACATTCGTTGGAATACACTTGAGAGCCCCCAAAAAATAGCAACAAGTATAGAACCCAATACTATGTTTAACATATTTTATCATAGATATTTATTCTTGATTTTCTTTATTAAAAGGTGTAAAAATTGTATTTGTAATGAATGAAGAAATTAGACAAATTCAGAGAGACATAACACTATCACAAGTTGAAAAAGATGAATTAATCAAAAATATACTCAAAGAGACTAATCAAAAGAATATTTTAAAGGTAGAACTTAAACCGTGCACTCATTATAAACGTAATTGTGATATAATTGCTATTTGTTGTGATAAGCAATATCCTTGTAGAGTTTGTCATAATGAAAACAGTGACCATAGAATTGATAGATTTGCTACAAAAGAATGTGTTTGTCGTATATGTAAGACGAGACAAGATATTTCAAATACTTGTATTAATTGTGGTACTACATTTGGAAAATATTTTTGTTCTATCTGTAAGTTATGGACAGAAAAGAATGCTTACCATTGTAACGGTTGTGGTATCTGCAATTCTGGAATATTAGGTGTATATGAACATTGTGATAAGTGTGGATTCTGTTTTCCTAATAAAGTTCACAACTGTGTTAAAAAAGGAAAAGATGAATGCTGTGTTTGTTTTGATCAAGTTTACTATTATGTGCACGATTTCTTTCACTTTGAATGTGGACACGGAATTCACTCACATTGTTTTACTCAGTTAAAAGACTATAAGTGTCCACTTTGTAAGAAATCTGTCTATAACTTAGACTGGACGATATTAGATGATCTTATTGCATCACAACCAATGCCAGAACAATATATTAAAAAAGTAACAATTAGCTGTAATGATTGTATAAAAAAATCAGAAACAGATTATGACTTTTTAGGTAACAAGTGTCAAAACTGTAAAAGTTATAATACGATCCAACTATAAAATGTGTGTTTTTGCTGTCCACGATGCTACATATAAAAATTCTGTCACTTACTTCACGGACGCGGACCTCTGCTGACACCTATTATGCGGACCCGGGCATCACTAGACTTTCAATGAAAGTAATGACCTCCATCACTGGGGTGCGCTGTTTCTCATCAACTACTTCTAGAGCTTTCTCCCTTACTTCAAGATGTTCGGCGAGCCACTCCCTCCCTAACTCGGAAGCAAATAGTCGTAAGAAGTTAATAGCTCTACCACCAGATGCCTGAGGGTGTCCTCCATAACTAAGTGTCTCCTTCATCTTCAGAGTGGCAAGTGAAAATTCTTCGTTGTGTACAAAGCGATACGATACACCAGAGCTATCAGGAACTATGAAAACAGTTACAATAGGTAGTGAATTCTTTGCCAAAGAACCAGAAAGAAACTGACTGATTGCATTCTGGAGTCTACGAGACGGGATAACAATGGGCATAATTACGCACTCCTCAGTTACAATTTGTGGAAAAGTATGTTCACTGATAAATTTACCCGCTTCTAAGTAAAGCTTCTCTCCAGCTTGAAGAAATGCATCAAAGACACTTTCGTCTTCAGACAGTATCATGAGGTTACTTGGTGAGAGAACTTTTTCATTTAGAGCGTCTCGACCAAGTATCATCAACTTTATCTGCTCTAGCGTGAAGTGAGGTGAAGCAGACCACATATCCATGTGTGCTAGCATACGGAAGAACTTGACTGCATTTTCACTCAAAGAAAGAGGTAGAATATCCATAAGAATACCTGCTGCACCATAGAGAGATTCTGGACGGAAATCTATCAAAGCATTCTCTAGACCATTGACCAGTTCAGCGTTTCCTTCGTGATGGTCAATCACAATAGTGTTTGCCGTGTCGAACTGTAATATGTTAGTAGGAACAATATCTAAAAAGATGATCATTTGATACTGTTTCTCCTCAAGTTCAATTGCCTTTCCAGGATGAGCAAAAATGACCTCTGGTTGATATCCACCGTAGCTCTCGAGGAAGGCACACATAAGTGAGACAGATGCGTGTCCATCCCAGCAAGGACCGTGTGCCACAATTACTACGTGTTCATCCTTTTCTTTATCGTAGGATTTCTTAAAAATTAACTCAAGCACTCGTGAGACTTGAAATTCGGTCATTGTTCTGGTTAGTTGCTTGTCTTGTTCACCCTTTTGGGTTAGTTAGTCTGGTTGTTGTTGTTTGTTTTAGTGTTATAAATTATAATTTAATGATAATTAATTTTTTTTCAATTTTTTCAGCTTTTCTGTTGCCATAAAAATTATAAGTTTTTGCGCACATCTATCTTTTCGCCTAAATTGATACGTGAAAATTCCAATCTCTGGTATCGTCACCTATTTTCTGAAATACAGCTATTGTGTTGATAGAAGGTATTTTTTTATAAAACTGATAATTTTTTTCCAAATATCTAACACACTCACTGACACCTTTGTGCATAGCATCATCAATAACAATAATGCCATTATTTTTTAACAACAAGTTTGCGTAAAAAAAATCAACCAATGTGTAATCAAATGTATGCCATCCATCAATAAAAATAAAATCATAATGCGCCTCGCCTTTTTTTTTAAGTAGTCGTGGTAATGCTTCATAGCTTTTTTTCTTTATTAACTTGTGTCTATTATCATAATTCAATTGTTGGATTAATTTCAAACCATAATTTTTCCACTGTGTTTTTTGAAATGGGTCAATAGACGTTAAAGATGTATTTTTATTCGATAAAATGTAAATAGCAGAAATACCAAAAGCTAAGCCTATTTCAAGGCATTTTGTAAGATTATATTCCTTGATTAGATTGCTTATAGAGTCACCTTCTTTTTTATTTATTGATGAATTAATTTTTACTACTTCATTATTTATAAAAACTCTTTTAAAGTAGGTAAATAATTCTTTCAAGATATCCGTCTTTGCGTCTTTTGAAAGCTCAATGAGTTTTTCATAATTAAATAATCTGTAAATATTACTAAAATATATATTTAGGTATTCATCATACTTTTCATCAAGGTACAGTTGATATAAAATATTATTATTGTCAAGTATAAATTCATAATATTTTATCAATTCTGTTAATTGGTTTTTATGTTGAATAGATATTTTCTTTTTGATAATATTTTCAATGTCTTTTTTCTTAATTTTAGAATTTTTAAGTTTAAAACCAGAACAGTATACATAGTTTCCATTATAAATTATTACACTATTAAACATTACAGACAATATGTATATGTACTCTATTTGTTGATTATTACAAATAGAAAAAAATGAAATAAATAATGAACCGTTTTCTTCAAGAACGTCAAAAAGAAAAGATAAAACTTTATAGTAATACTCTTCAAATAATATACTTTGTCTTTCACAATACAAGTATTCCTTAAATTTATTATGCATTTCATCTGATACCATAGTTTGTATCATTAATTTATATTTTTTTACACAATTGGTTAAAAGACAGTTTTCATTGCTATTTTCTAAATAGTATTCTAATTTACCATTCTCGTAATTAGCACGAATAAAACCATAATCAGGTGATTTATAATCAATATTAAATATAAAATTTAAATAGTTGATGTCATTTAATCTCCAGTGTAGGCTTAGAATCTGGTAAAAGAATGAGTTTTTGTCAATTGTTTTTTTTTTATTATTAATTTTATTTAGCAAATTATTACTTTTTTTAATTTTATCCTCATCTAATAAAGATACTTCGTTGTAATCAGTAAAACTGATATCATTTGTGGTATTTAATTTAAAAAATAAAGACATAATATACTACAGATTAAATATTTAGAACTTAATTATTTTACATTAATAATGTTTAAGGAAATTCCACTTTCTGATTTAGTTATTTCAAATAAAAATGTCCGCAAATCCCTCGATAATTCAAATGAAGAGACAAATTTGGAAACACTTGCTCACGATATAAAGCACAATGGATTAATTAATCCACTTTCCGTTAGAAAAATAGATAATGGAAAGTATGAAATATATGCCGGACAAAGACGTTTTATGGCTCTGAAGCGAATTAAGAGCGAGAGTGCTCTATGTTCTATATCTTCAGTAGACGATAATAAAGCAGAACTTATTTCATTGTCAGAGAATCTTCAACGTAATAAGATGTCTCAACTCGATAAGTGTGAAGCATTCTATAAATTATATCTTATGTATAATCAAGATGTTAACCAAGTGGCAAAACGTGTGAGTTATGCTAATTACACTATTAAAGATTACATCACGGTTAAAGAAAATCTTACTTCAGAATTATTCAAAAACTTGGATGAAAAGGGTGATGAAAAACTTAGTATGGAACTTGCAGTGTATTTATGTAAACACATTAGTAAGGAAAAACAACACGAAGTTTGGGAGTCAATTAAAACACTTGGAACAATACACTTGAAGAAGCAAGCCATAGCAGAACTTAGCGAAGAAAAAGATAAAGATGAGTTACCAGGTGAGGAAGGTAACGAGGAAGACGCGGGAGATGACAAGGAAGAAGAATTAGGGACTAAAGAAAAGAAGCCTAAAATTCCAAACAAGCCGTGGGTATGGGATGAAGACCAGAACCCACTCGTAATTCCTGAAAACTTACATTTTCACGTCTTACAACTGGTTAGACAGAATACTTAAGAATATATACTTTTCATATATTATGTTAAAAATAGATAATCGAGAAAAGTGTAAAGAAAAACTAAAATCAATTCTTGGAGAAAAAAATGTTTTATTTGAAAATCTTTTAATAGGAGATTTTGAAATTATTATTAATGATGTATCACAGCTCATTATTGAGAGAAAAACAATTGCGGATTTTGAAGCATCCATAATTGATGGTCGATATAAAGAACAAAAAGCAAGATTGCTTTCACATTTGCGACCAGAAAATATTATGTATATCATTGAAGGCAACATTTGTTCGTATAAGAAGATTAATATTATTTCAGCTATTATAAGCACTTGTGTCCGTGATAAAGTTGCGGTGCTTAATACACAAACGTGTGATGAGACTGTCCAAGTAATTGTAGAAGCATATAAAAAGATGACTAGACCTGATTGGAATTGTGCCACAAATTATTCACAAGTCTTGGCTACTTCATCTATCTCACTCACAAAGAAGAATAATCTTAATGAAAAAACATTCTTTATAGCTTCTATTTCGTGTGTCCCAGGTATATCTACAAATAAGGCTTCACACCTCTACGACAAATTTCATTCTATCAACAACTTGATTGAAGCTATTAAAACATCGAATAATCCAAAATGTTTTGTTCAAGAAATAGCATTGTCAAACCGAAAGATGGGAAAAGTTGGTCTCACGCTCTACAAATATTTGGGCTTAGAAACAAGCCTAGAAAATTGAAAAATCAATGCGAAATAACTACTACAAGTACAGAAAAGATGGATACAGTCAGTATTAACTATGTCAAGAAAATCAAGCATTGTGGTTGGGATACCACAGAAGAAGGCATTTCTATTGAATACCTTGAAGCCTTCCTCAAGCTCCTGGAAGAAAGTTTAAATCTCGAGTTGTGCAAACGTGGTGACTATTTGAATGACTTGTTTAATGAGATTATTACAAAATTATCAAAGACTTTCAAGATTATTCCTAGCAAGGGTAAAATCAATCAAGTTTATCTACGAGCACTACACGATGGTTCAATTAAAAAAAATGTTTTGTTTGAAAGTATGACAACTGTCAAACCTACAAGGAGCAATAGTGGCGAATTAGAGACTACCACTACACTGCCAGGTTCTGGTATCAGTTGCAAGTATGACTGTGCTATGTGTCCAAATCAAAAAGGAATAGCCCGAAGTTATTTGTCTTCTGAAGGGAGTGTTGTTCTTGGTATCATTGAAGACTTTGATGCCTTTAGACAATGCTTGAGACGTTTCATTTTATACGAATACAAGATGGGGCACACAATTGACAAATGTCTTCATATTCTCCTCGGAGGAACTTTCCATTCTTATGATGAGCAAGTTATTGAAGATTACATTAAGAAACTTTACTACTGTGGGAATGTCTATAAACATTTTAGTATTCGCAACGGAGGAAAATACGTTCCCATTGTCCAAGAGTGGTTGAAAACAAATCCATTTTTAAATCATTTCAGTGTTTTTGATGGACCACTTTTTGAGGCAATCAAGGATTTGAGACCAATGGGAACACTCGAAGAAGAGAAGCAGATTAATACCTATTCACTCTGTGGAAGAATTACTGGTATTGTTATTGAAACCAGACCAGACCAAATTTCGTACAAGACAATGTATGATATGAGACGATATGGTATAACACGTGTACAATTGGGTATTCAACATACGGACGAAACAGTGCTCAAAATAATGAACAGACGACATACCGTTGAAGCTACCAAGCGAGCCATTAAAAAGCTCCGTGACAATGGTTTCAAGATTGATGGACACCTTATGCCTAATTGTCCAGGTTCGGACAGCACAAAAGATTTGAAAATGTTCCAAAGTGTCTTTTGTGGTGATGACCTACAACTTGATTACTGCAAGCTCTATATTTGTCTTGATGTCCCATTTACTCAAATAAGATTGTGGAAAGAAAGGGCTTGTCTTCTAGACGATGAAGAAATCCACAAAATAAATGATCTGATGGTTAGTGGTGATTTTACAAAGTTAAGAGAAATTGCCGTATCGAGAGGTTACGCAAAACCAGAAGATATATACGTCTGGTATGATAGAGCAGAGAAAGAATACGACAGTTTTATCAGTTTTTTACTTGAGGCAATTCAGCTCATCCCACCGTGGGTGAGATTAAATAGGTTTCAACGAGATTTTCCAGAGGCAAGTAACCAGAATGAAGGTCTCGGATATAGTAGCACTACTCTCAAGACTAATCTTCAGCAGATTTGTATGGATAGTCTGAAATCGAAGGGTTTACAAAGTGTGGACATTCGAAGCCGTGAAATACGAAAGCGGATTTTTACCAATCTAAGAGACGAAGCCAAGATTTATTGGAGGACTTACAGAGCGAATGAGGGCACTGAGTTTTTTGTCAGTATTGAAATTCCTGATGGAACCAGTTCTATTATTTTAGGTCTTATCAGAGTAAGAATTCCAGACATCGACACACGTCTTGTATTTAAACCACCCAGTCACTATTTGAAAGTATTCAAGAAACATCGAACTCTTCGTGTGAGAGAGTTACACGTCTACGGAACTCTTCAAACGTGTGATGAAGGAAACTCACAACACAGAGGAGTTGGAAAATTTCTGCTCCGTATTGCAGAATACATTGCCTATTTCTACAAAATGGAAAAGATTGCTATCATTTCAGGTGTAGGTGTTCAAGATTACTATCAAAAAAGAGGATACACAGACGAGGATGATTATATGATTAAAATGGTTGATGATATCCCAAAACCAATTAAACTATTTGGAAATAAATACACCTTTAGCGATTTCTATAAAGGAGTATTTAAGCCTCAATGTGAAGGTAACTTACACGCTCTGTATAAGGAAAATAACTTTTATATTTTGGAATACAAGGAAAAGCCGTACTACTACAGTCTTCTTATCTTATTATTCTTTTCTATTCCTTTCATACTGGTGTTATTCCTTGTTTAGAAGAAACGTAATTCTAGTAATAAAGTCTCTCTCACATATTCTCGGAAAATGAATTTTTCTATCTATTTCAATTGGATAATTTTCTGTTGTAGACCAATAATATGATAAATTAATGACTCCTCCCCTTGCTAAAGCAAGGGGTTTCTCAGTTAAGAGATGGTTTAGTACTTCAATCCAAATGACAGGATTTTTTCCAAGGGTAGCCACTTAATACCCCTGTTGAAGGTTATCAGTTGATTAATCAACTGATAATTACTTCAAACCGAGTGAAACGGTCCACTACACTCTTACGTAGTGGCTCTCCACTCTTAAACTATGAAATCAGTTAAAGAGTGTTGGTTTATAGAGATGTAATTGCTCTACGTGCAATACAAAATCCTGCATTTACGTCTGCGTGATCACGATGTCCACAATATTTACAATTAAACTCTTTTTTATTTCTATCTCCTATGTGGATACATTTCGAACACATCTGTG